ATACAGCTTTCTGGATCTCGTGCCGTTTGCGGACGTTAGCGCCTCCGCATTTGCGGTTGATGTTTTTTCCCTTGTATTTTGACGGCGTCGCTCTTGTCTCAACCTCTTGCCAACCTCGCCGGGGTTTATCGCAGCACCTGCGCCGGGTATAGATCACTTATAACTGCATGGGTAGCCCTCACCGGAGGCGGTCACACCGCCCAAATAGCGTCCCCAGGTCGTGAACCTCGCCGCCTAAAGCGGAGAAACGCAAAACTTAAAATTCCTTAGCGTAGCTTTCAGCATCTGCCAAAGTCCGGCACAGCTTGCAAATATTACTGTATTCACCATCTACAAAAATCTGCACACTGTAACCATAGCCGCGAAGTCTTGCCGGGTGAGTGTCGCCCAGCAAGACAATTTTTGTTGTGATCATCGCTTTCCTTTCTCTCTTTCAAGCCATTTTCCGGCCAATTCGCGTTCTTGCTCAGTTGCCTTTGTAATTTTTCCGTCTGGATATGCGCGGAAGGCGTGCCACTTGTAAACCCCTACAAAATATACAACGTCTTCCTCACTCATACAGGCGTAAAAATCCTTGTACATGTCAGCACTGTAAAAATCAGCGTGTTCCTTGCCATAGCTCAGAACCTCGCCTGCAGTCTTTAAAAACTTGCCGTTTCCGGCATAGCACCAGCCGCGGCCGCTGTCCTTCGTCCAGATCTGGACGTTATAACGGAAACCGTGCGCCATAGCTGGGGCGCTTTCGTTCAATCTAATAATTTGTAATGTTGTCATAACTTTTCCCTTTCTTGCCTGCCATCATCAGCGCCGGGAGGCAATCCCCAACGGACGCCCCAAGCCGGGGCGTTTCGGCTTAAATCTCTTCTATTTCATCAATGTAAAAATCAACCATATCAACCGCGGCTGTAAAGCGCTGCTGGACAGAAAAGCTAAATCCAAAATCTTTATCATACATGGCCGAAGCGCTTGTAGCTACATAATAAAAGAGGTCTGCCGCCTTGTCTTTATCAAAGGTCCCCTTTCTTGCTTTTTTCTGAGGTTTTCGATACTCGGCTTAATCTGGCGATCATACAAAACGCCTGAGTTAGTAGCATATAAAAACAGCTCTCTTGCTTCATCGGATGCCTTATAAATCATATTTTTTGTTCTCTTCATATTTTTTTACTTCCTTTCTGCGTTTGTTGTTTTCCTTGTTTCTGACTGTATTATATAACAACGTACGTGTACATTCAATAGTAATTCTGTATAAATGTACGTGTATATTTTTGTGCATTATGTACGTGTATATTTTTATCTTTATAGTGTATAATTATGCTAGAGGTGGAAAAGAGCCTTTATAATATAAGAAAGGAAAGAAAAACACATGGCAACATCAGACGCACACAAGCAAGCTACTATAAGATACGCAAGTAAGACTTATAAGCGCGTGCCGCTCGATTTGCGGCGCGAAGATTACACCAGACTACAAGAGGCGGCAGCGGCTACAAGCCTATCAGTCAACGGCTATATAAAAGCCGCGATAGCTGAAAAAATCAGCCGCGATAGCATCCGATCAGCGTCACCAGATGCAGAAGGACCTGCAGCGGCTACACCGCCAGAACTGGAAACGGTAGACCTGCAAAGGCTCCTGACTGATGCACGGTATCAGCTTGATATCATGGATATATACGGCCAGGAGCAGACGCAGCGCTTACTTGATCAGGCACGAAGCAAATAAAAAAAGGTGGGCATTTTCGCCCACCTTATTTTTTTTAAATGAAATAATATTTTCTTACTGTTTTTTCCGTTCTGTTAGGGCTGATGCTTAGTAACTCGTCTGGAAGATATCCGGCCTTTGTATAGCCACAACTTACTTTTTCGTATCCGCCTAAGTCTTTAAAAAATTGTACTGCATCAAATACATTAAAAACATAAGTTGCCGGTACTTCTTTTTCTTCTTTTTTTCACTTCAACCCAACGCGTGCCGTGCTTAGCATAGGTTGTTTTTTCTTCTAAAATCTTGCCGCCGAAATCCTGGAGACTAGAAATATTTGGATATTTCTTAAAAAGCTTTCTGTAAGTTTTTGCTAACTCTGAATATAACATTGTTTTTTCCCTTTGCTTGATGTATAATCAAGCTACCTTTCTTTTTTTTTGATTGGTGCCGGTTGCGTTTGCTTGGTAGGTAGTGCAACCGGCTTTTTTTGTTTACACCCTTATTATATCACTTTTAAAAGTTATGTCAAGACTTTTTATAACTTTTTTTCGTTATATTTTTTCTTGACTTTTTGCCGTGGAAAAGCTACTATATATATGTAGCGATACACCAAGCACGAAAGGAGAGTACTACAAGTATGATAAAGTTTAAATTTGACGTAGCCGGCGCACTGGCTACCGCAGGCGTTACAGCCTACACAGCGCAGAAAAGCGGCATTTTATCACAGGATACATGGCGAAAGATTAAGGCAGGAGATACACATATAAGCCTTGAGGCTATTAACCGCATATGCTGCATTTTACACATGCAGCCGGAGCATCTTATATACTACGCGCCAGACCAAGCCGAAGAAGAAAAAATTTTAAAAAACTTTCAAAAAAAGTCTTGACATAGTAACTTTTTTAAGTTATACTAAAGGCACAAAGAGAGAAAGGAAGCCCCAAAGGGCAAAGGTAAAAAAAGATATGAAGATGACAAACGAAAAAAGACTCGTAGAAATTACTATGAGGGTATGGAACAATGGCCAGTATAGCCAAGACCTCAGCACCGATCTTTTAGTTGATGGCTCTTTCAAATATGAACAAGGGGCTTATAAGGTGGATAGCGTCGATGACGTCATTAACTATGCTTTTGACTGGCAAAATTGCACAGGTGATTTTGTCGATGATGAAGACCCAGACAACAACCGCCGCGTTGATGTTGATATAATTTCTGATTCAAGCCATGAAAAGCCATACGATGAGTTTACAGCGAGAGCACAGCAAGTAAAATCTGACGCACTGGCAACGAATGAGGCTGCCAGCCTTTTTGATGGGGGATGGCGAAGCAGTGACTATTACCAGCTGATGTTTGAGCGTAGATGTGACAAAGAAGAAGCCGCCGGCATCTGTGCAGCACTTGCCACTTTTGAGCAGTAATTCGCACCTGCCCGGCAAGGTTAGAGCCGGGAGAAAGGAAGATAAGTTGAAGCCAAAACAATTAAAACGCAAGATTGAAAAGTTCGTGTTTCAGCATGAACTTTTTCTTGGTGATCATACTATCACCCCTTACGAGCTAGAGCAGCTTACACAATCCAAAAATACAGCAGAAATTTTATCGCTTTTGACAATCCCTTCTGGAGATTGTCTTTCTTGCCTTAAAATCACACCATCACAAGCGCTTTCAATTCCTGCTTGTGATCTTGTCACCCCATATACACGCGGAATAGCTTTTTCAAAGCTTGCAGCAGCAACTTACAGACTTCCAACATGTCAAGAGTGGGACGAAGTCGTTTCTTTTCTCCGTCAGCAGACGCATAATGCAGAAGATTTAAAAGAAGCATTGATCAACTCGTTTTCGGATGCCGTTGTACAAAAAAATCAAGATCTTTTACCAATCGCGCGTGCAGCTGCCGAACCTGGCGATACTCGCCCAGATAGCGACCTTTTGTCAGAGTGGTTCGCAGAGTCCGACAATTATATAAAGCTTTTAAAGCAGTATGTTTATAGTTATATTACAGAATAGTTTCTAAGACAATCCTAAAAGTGGATTGTCTTTTTTATGTTTTCTGACTTTTGAATTGTTATATTCAATTTGTGCAACTTGCACTTTTAAAAATATTTAACTTGATTTATACCTCATATTGTTGTATTATGCAATCAAGCTACTATATATAGTATTTATATGTAGCCTAGATATGGATATATAGAGTATATAGCCCATGATCGGAAAAGATTTCAAGCCGTGCTAAAACACGGTGCTTCTTTTTCTGGTCGTGGGCTTTTTTCTTTCCCCAGGCCTACAGCTTTTCCGTGTCGCTTCCTTATATATAATATATACAGTATATATATTTACTGTATATGTATATGGTATATATATATTTAATATACTATCGGTATATTTAATATATTATCAGTGTATTTATATTATATTTATAATTATATGGTGCATATGTATATAATATCTGTATATGTACAGTGTATATAGAGTATATATAATATATTGTCTGATAATATATATTAAGTATATCTGTATAAGGTATATATGTACAGTATGTATAAGGTATATGTATAGTATGTCTCTATGTACTGTATAGGCATAGGTATAAGTATATGTATATCTGTATGTACAGTATATAGATATCTGGTAAGTAGGTATGTGTATAGTGTATCTAAGTATATACAGATACAGAGTGCAGGAGCTGACAGTTGACAGCTGATCAAGTCAGAGACGGACACATGTGCAGCCAGCAGATGAGAGATACACAGACAGGCGCACAGATGAGGACAGGCAGCCAGGACGGACACAGACGAGAGTTGGACACGATGAGCACGCACAGAAGGGCGCTGCAAGGGCACGGAATGCGGCTAGAAGGCGTTTGAAGGGGAAAGGCTAAGATATAGCCACATATACGCACGACAAAAAGAAATACAGGGAAAGGAGGGCTACAGAATGCCAAGAGGAGGGAAACGAATGCCAAGCTATAGGGATATTGCAGAAACCATGGACGGAGACGAACTGGACGCTATCCTTGACGTATCTCTGCAGGGGCTAGCTAGAGCACGTGAAAAAGGTTCGCAGCCCATGTATAGCAACTCTCCCGAAGGGCTAAAAAGTTTCAAGCACGACTCAGAAGAGTATCTGACATTTGTCCGGAACGTAAACAAAACCCCAACGGAAGGCGGAAAGCTGCGCCTAGTGCCTGATATAGAGTCCTGGGCGGCATTTTTGGGAGTTACGCGGCACATGATCACGGGCTATGAAAAGCGTAGCAGTGATTGGAAGTCTACTATAGACGCGGTAAAAGGCGTTATAACAGCTTGCAAGAAGCAGCTTGCATTTACCGGCAAAATGCCACCAGTGCTTGCAATCTTTGATCTTACCAACAATTCCGACTACGTCAACGCGTCAGAGTTCCGCTTATCAGCTGAGGCAGCACCGGAAGCTAAGCAGATAACAGCGGAAGAGTGGGAAAAGGTCATTGACGCAGAGCCAGAAGCCCCGAAACTATCGGATTTTAAATTGTCTGACGATTAAGATTAAGATTGATCAAGGTTTCTTGATCTGTGTTAATCTCTAAGGTGGTATAGAGTTCGTAAAATGTTTATTATACGAACTTTTAACGGTAAATGTTACGTATACTCAGACCAGGACAGCAAAACGCTGTTGCTTTTGTATATACAAATACACACAATTTAGGTTTTGCCACCATGGATCAGGAGCCGCGACCAGCTGCACAGCCTGTCAGATGATCACATGAAAAAGGGGTGTAGGGGTCTGAGAGTGTGCCCCCGGCATGGGGCTACTTAGTCCCACAAATATTTTTCCAAAATAAAAAGCCCCTTTTAACTCGTAACTACACATATGGCAAAGATAGGGAATCGCGACCCGAAAGCTGTGAGCCTTGACAGTTTCTTTGCCATAATACCAAGGCATACCAGAAAGGTAGGTGTTTATATGAATAATATAACAATCTTTAACAATCCAGAATTTGGAGATATTAGAACCATCATGATTAACAATGAACCATGGTTTGTTGGTAAAGATGTAAGTGACGCTTTTGGAGACAGCAATTACAGAAGAAGCTTATCACGTCTCGATTCTGAGGAAAAGACAATAACCAAGGTTCTTACTTCTGGAGGTTATCAAAATTTAATTGTAATAAACGAGCCTGGCCTTTACTCTTTGCTTTTCTACATGCAACCAGCTAAAGCAAAGGGTGTGTCACAAAATGACACCCTTGTTAATGAGCGCATTGGAAAGCTAAAAAAGTTTAAGCGTTGGGTTACAAGTGAAGTTCTTCCTTCAATTCGTAATACTGGTTCCTATAGTATTGATGGACACAAGCCGGACTCATATACAATTGAAGACCCAATTGAAAGAGCAAAGCGCTGGATTGAAGAACAAGAGGAAAAGCAGAAACTCATTGAAACTGTTCAGGAGCAAGCACCAAAGGCTGAGTATTTTGATTCTCTGGTAAACAGCAATCTCCTTACAAACTTCCGAGATACAGCTAAAGAATTAGGGTATAGTCAAACAGAGTTTACTGGATGGTTAATTGCTAAGGGTTATGTTTACAAAGATTCCAAGGGCATTTTAAAGCCTTACGAGATATACCGTAAGCAAGGATTGTTCCAGATGAAAGATTTTAAAAATCCATATAACCACTTTACCGGGACTCGAACCTTTGTGACAGTGAAAGGTAAAAACACCTTTAGACTTTTGATGCAGGTTCCAGACTAATGAAAATATCAACCAAAGAAATAACTGATGAATGTCAGCACTGCGGTGACATACTGGTTTGCCAGTTGTGCCGCGAAGGACACGGAATCAATCGTGAACGAATAAACGTCACCCAAATGGTTACATGCCAGATAGAGCACAAGAACAGGAGGAAACATTATGTAATTAAATATATTGATAAAAATGATTCTTTGTGTCTAAAAATACTCAAAGGAGATGAGAGACTTGCTAAAGAGCTTCAAGACGGAAATCAATCCTACACCGGAGCAGGTAACGAAGATCAATAAGACGATTGGAACCTGTCGGTATCTATACAATTTTTATCTTTCTTATAACTTAAAACGTTATGAGCAGGGAGAAAAATTCATGAGTGGAAAGTCCTTTAGCGTATGGCTGAATAATGAATATCTGCCGACACATCCTGAATATTCATGGATAAAGGAAGTCAGCTCAAAGGCAGCAAAACATGCAGTTGAATGTGGATGCACCGCATTTACAAGATTTTTTAAACATCAGAGTGGATTTCCTAAATTCAAAAAGAAAGATATCTCAGATGTAAAGATGTATTTTGTAAAGAATAATCCGAAGGACTGCTATTGTGAACGGCACAGAATTAACATTCCCACCCTTGGCTGGGTGAGACTGAAGGAAAAGGGATATCTGCCAACAACAAAAAACGGCTGGCGGATTCGAAGCGGAGCTGTTTCGAAAAAAGCGGGTCGATATTATGTATCCGTTTTAGTGGATGTTCCAGATTTGCAGGTCAAATCGAAGGAAGATCAAACAGAAGGAATCGGAATTGATCTTGGATTAAAAGAATTTGCGGTTCTTTCAAATGGTAAAATCTATAAAAATATCAACAAAACAAGCCGAATCAAAAAGCTTGAAAAACAGTTGAGACGGGCACAGCGCTGTCTGTCTCGCAAATATGAGAATTTAAAGAAAATGAAGAAAGGAGAGTCTGCTCAAAGAGCAAATATACAAAAACAAAAGCTTAAGGTACAAAAACTTCATCAAAGAATCAATCAGATTCGAACCGATTACATCAATCAGACAATCGCAGCGATTGCGAAAACCAAGCCATCATATATAACGATTGAAGATCTGAATGTAAAAGGAATGATGAAAAATCGACATCTTTCAAAGGCAGTGGCATCAGAGAAATTTTATGAGTTTCGAGAAAAGCTCATGACGAAATGCCACATGGAAGGGATTGAGTTAAGAATTGTAAGCAGATGGTATCCGTCTTCAAGAAAATGTCACGGTTGTGGATGCATCAAGAAAGATTTAAAACTTTCAGATCGAATTTACAGATGCAGTTGTGGCTATGTAGAAGATCGTGATCGAAATGCGGCACTTAATTTGAAAGATGCAGAAACTTACGAAATTGCATAATTGAACGCAACCGTAAGTATGTACCCAGGGCTATCTGGGGAATTGACGACTGTGGAGTGTACAAGAACTTGTGAGTAGACAGAACTTCGGTTCGTCAAAAGCATACACGATGAAGCAGTAAGTAGTGTTCGTGAGAACCTACAATTCTCGATATGAGTATATTTACACATATTTTGAGTAGCAGGTTATCAAATGAGAATCATATCACAGTGTAAAACTAAATCTATTGAGTTTCATAACGTTGCTTTGCTGAGACGTGACGAAACTATCTTTGCAAGGACTGCAAACCAAGACATGGTACTTGCAGAGTATAAGACTCCAGCCAGAGCAGCCGAGGTATTTGAGGAATTAAATATTTCTGCTTCTAACTTTTCAACAGATATCTACTACATGCCGGAGGAATAAAAAGTGAACGATACAAAGTTAGTTTTAGTCGAATTTATTGACGGCACGAGGAAAAGGATAGAAGCTTATTACGATCCGCAGTATGAATACTATGGCTATCTAGCCAACAAAGAATTGTTTTACGTAATTTGCGCTTCCGACTTATCAAAAGCTCTCTTCCCTCGCGAGTTTGTCAAAGCAATATCCTTTTTGGATGAACAGGAGGCGTAATGGCAAATACAAAATTTGAAAATGCAACAATATGGTTACAAGGCGTTATTTCTGGATATCAAAAGCAGGTCAACGATTTCTCAGCTGCACCTAATCCAGATGCAAATAAAATAAAAGCATGTAAAGAGCGTCAGGAACTTTGCCAGTACATTTTGGACTTTATGGTTAAGGCTAAGCAGCAGAATGATGCAATGGCTGCTAAGACAGGTTCTCAAAATACCGCTGTAAAGCCACAGAATGTCCCACAATCAATTTCAGCTCATCCAATGGCAAATACTATAGGTAAAGAACAGTTAGAGCAATTAGAGCTTGTTTTGGGGCTTGATGCTACAATCAGTTTTTGTAGAGCTGCTTTGATCTTGGATCTTCCAGAATTGGGTTCAAAAGAGACACTTCTTGGAACGCTTAAAGATTTTGCCGCAAAGCGAAGTTAGGAGAATACGTGGAATGATAAAAATTCTGAAACCTGGTACAAAAAGGAAACTGAATGTCCAAATTGTGGTGCACTTTTGAGCTACGATATTTCTGACATTCTGGAGAAATCGTCGCAATCAATTGCAGAAACGCCTTCTGCATTTTGGTTAGGCAGTAAAAGTACAACTTACATCATATGTCCACAATGTAATAACAAAATTATTTTGTCAGCAACTCGATAAGAAAGGAGTGTCCATGAATGATATAGACAAATGCATTTCTGCGCTAATCAAGCTTAGCAAGTCTTTTGGAATTGATGCCAAGACTATTTCATCGCGTTTTGATTTTGACTACATAGTTGTTGCTTTTAAGAAAAAAACACATGATGGTACTCCGCGGTGCTTTAACTATGCTTTTGAGCTTCAGCTACTGAAAGACCTTGACACTTGCCAACTTCAAGAATATTTCAAATATGTATTTTTCGATAAAATTTTAGAATCTTTTATCGAATACGAAAAAGAAATGTTCAACATAGAGGAGTTTTTATGATTAGATTAGAGCATACTGTACTTCCAAGTCCCGAGCAGATGGAATTTGTGGTTAAAGGGATGCGAAATCCAATGAATAGTTGGAATAAAAGTGATAGTGGTTATTGTGGAGGATGTGAACACATTGGCTGTGTTCATTGCTATTTTGCTGGTAGTGAAGAACATGCTAAAGAAATGTGGAAAGTTGGATTTTGATGGCACTTTTTGTGTTGGACATAATGATTATGCACTCATGCTTAAATTGGCAAAAAACGGAACTGACCACAGAAAATACCTGCGAATGATGCCAGTTTACGTTCGTATTACAGCACCGCTTTATTGGTGGAAAGAATTTGATACTTACAAGGTTGGCACAGTTGCAAATTCATGCAGCACGATGCACAAGATTGCTGAGGATGAATTTACATGGGACGATTTTAGCCACGATCATCTTGATATTCGAACACGCAGAATTTTGGAAGAAACAATAAAAGCATTGAATGATTATAGAAAGATGTATGTGAACTATAATCCAGACGACTTTGAAGTCAATGGGTGTCCAAGTAAAAAAGATATCTGGTGGCAGATGATCCAGCTATTACCGAGTAGCTATAATCAGGCCAGAAATGTAATGCTTAACTATGAAGTCCTTGCAAACATCTATAAAGCACGCCGTAATCATAAACTTGACGAATGGCGAGATTTTTGCGGCTGGATTGAAACATTGCCGTATAGTGATCTTATCACTGGAAAGGAAAAGAATGACATTTAATGAATATCAGTGCGGCGTAATGAGAACCGCATCAGACGTAACAAAAGCAACAAAGGAAAACATGCTTATGAATGGTATCCTCGGTACTGCAGGTGAAGCAGGTGAGCTTGTTGATCTTCTCAAAAAGCAGATCTTTCAGGGGCATCCATTTGATAGAGAGCATCTTATCAAGGAATGTGGCGATGTGCTGTATTATCTGGCACTTACTGCTGAGGCACTTGATACCTCTCTTGAGGATATTGCAATCAAAAACAACAAGAAGCTTTGGGAGCGTTATCCTGATGGTTTTAAAGCCGAAAATTCACTTCATAGAAAGGAAGGGGATATTTAATGCTTGTTCTTATTCTCCGAGTTCTGGCATCTCTTTTTAACATCTTTATGTTGGCTTCTATTATAGGGTGGCTGAATGAGAAAAGATCCAGAGAAAGACTTATTAGCTCTGTAGTACTTTCTGCATTCTTTATCATGAATCTTGTCTTGACAGCCAGTGGTCTGTGAGGATAAGATCACGCTGGGGCTATCGCCAAATGGTAAGGCACAGGATTTTGATTCCTGCACTGTTGGTTCGATTCCAACTAGCCCTGTTGCGCCATTAGCTCAGCTGGAAGAGCACTTGACTTTTAATCAAGGCGTCGTGGGTTCAAGCCCCATATGGCGCATACGGACCTTTAGCTCAATAGGTTAGGGCAGCTGCCTCATAAGCAGCCGGGTCTGGGTTCAAGTCCCAGAGGGTCCATATGCAGTTTGTAAACAATGTGGTTTTTTCTTTGTGAAATCCCTTTCTCTTTTCCCACAAAGTAGCAACTGCAACTCTCGTGAAAATCAACCTGTGGACAAGTCAGCCGCAACCGTATAGGCGGTCTTTGGGATATAGCTCAATGGCAGAGCACCCGACTGTTAATCGGGACGTTGTGGGTTCAAGTCCCACTATTCCAGTTCAAGTAGGCATGGGGTAAAGGTATCCCAACAGATTGCTAATCTGTCCAGCACATAAGTGCTGCGAAGGTTCGAGTCCTTCTGCCTGCGCTCCAGTTGCCTAGGGTAGCTCCCGAAAAGCAGAACCTGTGACTGCCTGGCAACTGATTTGTAATCACAGGAATACATTATCGCACAGGAGGTAAAACAGATGTCAGAGAAGGCAAAAAAAGAAATAGTAATATCAGAGGGCAGAGATTTTAAAGGAATCTGGATTCCAGAACGTCTTTATTTATCACCAGATTTAAGCCCTAGGGAGAAATTCTTGTTAATTGAGATATACAGCCTTACTCAAAAAGACAAAGGCTGTTTTGCTTCTAACAAGCATTTTGCCAACTTCATTGGCTTAAAAGAAAATAGCATTCAAAAGATGCTTTTAAAATTTGAACAACTGGGACTGGTTGAAAGAATCTTTGAATACAAAGAAAACACTAAAGAAATCGACAAGCGAATCATTATCCTCACCCAGAAATTTTTTGATTCTTTTGTCAATGAAAAATCTATTTCTTCTAACATGGAAAAAAATCCATGTGGGGGTATGGAGAAAAATCAACAGGGTGGGGTTGAAAAAAGTCCACAGATAAGTAATACAATAGATATTAAGTATAACAGTAGTTTAAGTGATACAGATAAAGAACATGCCCTATTATCAACTAAAGTAGATAATAGGGATAAATACATGGTTTCGCGCACTAAAAGTGCTCAAAACTCAGGGGACAAGCCCAAAAAGAAAGAACCTACTGTTGATCCAGATGATTTTATCAAATCTAAGGAGCAAGTTCTTAAAGATGAGCTTCACAGACTGTATTCGAACAATCCTAGAAACATCTTCGCTACAAAGCAACAGGAAAATGACTGGGTTGATAAGGAATATAGCAGCCTGACCGCCATCATATTTGAGTTTAACCACCAATACAAAGCATCTACAGGCCTTAACGCTAAGAATTTATCAGACGAGAGCCTTAAACGAGTTGCGAGAAGCTATATCAAGTCGCCAGAATCTTTAAAAGATGACTATGATGACCTTCAAAGCAATAAGGTTTTGATTGAGGAATATCTAAAAACTGATTACGGCAGCAAACATGGAGTGGTTGTAAAGAGTTTATCGCACTACATGTCTGGCAGCATCCGAGAAATGTTGTTCTATAAACACTTGTATTAACTTGCTAGCTATATACACGTACATTATGCTAGCTATATATGTACGTTGATACAAGTATACACGTACACTGGAGGTGTAAATGCAGAATATAGAAATTAACTTTGAGCTTCGTCCATGCATCGTAACCCAAAATGGGAAAAAGAAGAAATCATTATTCCATAGATGGAGTGTGTTCAACTTAGCCGTTGTAGAATACGAGGACGGCACAGTAGATTCAGTAGAGCCGAAGCAGATTCGATTCGTTGACAATAAGATCAAAGACTATGCTTTTGAGGAGGGCTGAAATGAGCGAACGCAAAGAAACCTATAGTTTGGACTGGAGCATGAGAGTTGAGATAGGCAGCGAATTAGATTTGCTGCTCAGAAAATGTTCTCCTAATGACGTTCCTAAAGCGAAAAATACATCCCACAAGCATTTCTTTATTTGTGATGACTTAGATTGGGCGAACATTAGACTTGAGGAGAAATTGAATCATGGTGAAATATAGACCACACAGAGGAGCATTATGTGACGCAATGGCAGAAATGAGGATCTTTGATTCTGTCGAAGATATGTTCCACTACATTGTTGAAGACTGGAAACCATATGGAAATCCATTCGATGTCGGAGATTTAACCATCACCTGTGATGAAGGAAAAGACGAACGCATTAACTGGAAGGAAGGCAGATATGTTTGCACTAGACGAATGCAAGAAAAGATTTTTGACACACCGCAGTGTATTGGAATGTGCTCAATTGAATCGTAGAACGGAGATAATAACATGATGATTGCAAATAAAGTAAATGTAATGGGACAGGAATACCAAATTGTAAAAGCAAACCGTGACCAGTATAAGCAATGTGATATTGCGGACGGATGGTGCGACGCTTACGGCAAGAAGATTTACTATGTAGACCCTAATACAGATCCAGAACATGATTCAGTGGCGGCATCGCCAGAAGAACTTGTAAAACATATTTTACAGCATGAAATTGTCCATGCATTTCTCATTGAATCGGGACTTGCAATTAGCTCATTAGTTACTTCTGGTGCATGGGCGATGAATGAAGAAATGGTTGACTGGATCGCATGGAATGGAGAAAAACTGCATAAAGCGTGGAAGGAGGCAGGACTAGTTGATTAAAGATGATTTGCAAACAAAAGTTGTGGAGCAAGCCGCCCTTATAGCGGCGGCACTCAAAAAAGGTAAAGACGTTGAGGTACGGCGAACTGCAGCTGGAATCAGTGTTGCCGAAGTTAGTAAAAAGGTTGTGTACCGATGATTGTTGACTACATGAAAAATATCGACTGCCTCATTGGTATGAAAGATATTCCAGATAAATCTATTGACATGGTTTGCACAGATCTTCCATACGGGATTACAAGAAATAAATGGGATACTCCAATTCCGTTTGATGACTTATGGGGGCATTAACCGCATAATCAAAGACAATGGTGCAATTATCCTCTTTGCATCTGGTATGTTCACGGCAGACTTGATGAAAAGCAATTGCAAAATGTGGCACTATAATTTGATTTATGAAAAAGCAAATGCATCTGGATTTCTCAACGCGAGCCGTATGCCACTTAGAGCGCATGAAGATATTTGCGTGTTCTATAAGTGTTTGCCAACATACAATCCGCAAATGAAAAACGGTATGCCTGTTAAACGGGTTCGAAAAACTCAGAAAGCAACATCAAAATGCTACGGAAACTATACACCAACTGACTATGAAAGCACACAAAGATATCCAAGATCTGTGTGGAGATTTTCAAATGAAAACGGATATCATCAGACACAAAAGCCAGTTAAACTAATCGAAGAGTTGATTAAGACATATAGTAACCCAAACGACACAGTACTTGATATCTGTGCTGGAAGCATGACAGCAGCAATAGCAGCTGTGAATACTGGTCGCCATTACATTTGTTTTGAAAAAGACCCCGATATTTTTTCAAATGGCGTAAAAAGATTTAACGAATCAACCAATGGAGGACATGGACAATGAAATTAAAAAGACTAATCGCTACCCTTGCAACCGCAGCAATATTTTCTAGCGCAGCCATTGGCTGCAGCACTGAAGCTAATAAGGTAAGTGCTAATATTTCTGCACAAGCAGACAATTTTAATATTACCAGAAAGCTTACTGTTCTGAACGCAAGAACCGATACAGTCCTTTTGGAGCTGACTGGAACATTTGCATTAAAGAACAATTCATCAAATGAACTCGAAGTCATTATTGAGACTGCCGAAGGCAAATACCAGAAAGATTATGTGTACTTAAATGAATACACCATGTACGTGGTCGAAGATATCTCCGGTTCAGAAGTAGATAAGTACCATTACGAGATCAATTTCTTACCTGAATGGGGGCTCAAGGCAACTCATCATGAGTAAACTTTACGTTTACATAGTAAACACATGTAATACATTCGGTTTTAAAGGACCATAGCAAGAGCTTGAAAATGAATTTTGCTACGCTAAAGCTTAAAAAACCTAGAAATCTGTCGTCAAACACTTAGGAAAGGAAAAAACCTCTATGACATACAAAGATGCCTTAAAAGCCTCAGAAAATGGTCTAAATGTAATGATATGGACAGGAGAGGAGTATCTGCGCCTAGAAGAAGCAAAAGAATTTCTGAATTGTTCTTCTCATGTAATTCGAAGTAGTGAAGAATACAAAGGATACAAAAAGTTTTGCGAAGCCATTCAAAGCGATAAATGGAGTACTTATACAGAAATAGATCTTAGATGGGAGCTTAGACGTTATCGAAAGCGTTTTGAACGCCTGAGTCGCATACAAGATGAGTTTTTAAAAGAACTACTTGGCAGCAATTATACAGCCCGGTATTCCAGTGAGGGAATGATCGTTGCCGATGCATTCAACACTCTTTATAGCCTAAAACGCAATCAAAAAATATTTATGTTTACAACTATTGTATTTTTAGCGACAACAATTATAGCCTTAATAGTTTAAAGGAGGAGTAAACATGAAATTTTCAGAAGCATTTAAACTAATGAAACAAGGTGCACTGATAAAGCTTCCGTCATGGGCAGGCTATTGGTACTGGTCCAAAGAAAAGCAAACCATCATCATCCACACAAAAGATGGAGAGGAGTTTGACATTAGAAAAACACCGAATCCAGACTATACTTTTTCAAATATTGCATCTGATGATTGGATTGTGTGGCATTTGAACAGTGAGAGCCTCAACAGCAGAGCTAAAAGGGCTATGATTTCTCAGCCAGCTTGTGGGAAAAACATTGAAGAGATTAAAGCCGCAAAAGAAAAAGCTGTTCAAGCTTTAAAAGAAATGGGGTATGAACCTATAGATATTCCTTTTTTAGAAGAATGGTATAACTCCAAGGCTTCTCTTGAGCAAAGCAGCGTAGTCACCGTTCCTGAATATTTTGTTGCTGAGCTTTTTATTCGCATAACCCGTCCTAACGCAATTTACTTTTGTAAAGGATGGAAAAACGCGGTTGGTTGTTGGCTTGATCATAATGCCGCTTCGGCATATGGCTTAAAAATCATCTATGAAGAGTGATACATTGAAATTATGCCCTCTTGACTTAAATCAGGCGAATACTTATGTTAAAAAAAATCATAGGCATCACGATCCTGTTTATCGAGACAAATATCGAGTAGGATGTACATGCAACGGTCAACTTGTTGGCATTGTGCAAGTTGGAAGACCAGTATCTCGTTTTCTTGATGATGGTGAGACGTTGGAAATTGTTCGCCTTTGCACAACTGGTCAGAAAAATGTCTGCTCATTTCTTTACTCAGCAGCTTCAAGAGTCGCAAAAAACTTAGGATATAAAAAGGTAATCACCTAAATTTTAGATTCTGAGGATGGGACATCTTTAAAGGCGTCCGGCTTTAAAAAAGAATGTGACACTCGTGGACATAGTTGGAGTTGCCCAAGTAGGCCAAGGAACACAACTGCACCAAAATGCAATAAGCAAAGATGGAGCAAAACTCTATAGATTGATTAAGTGCAAAATAAGGAGGATAAATATGGTTAGAGTAGGTAGTGCGCGTATTGATGAGAACGGAAAATTGAAGGGTGGACAGGCCGGCGACCAGACAGGACTTGAGGTGGCGATTGAGCCATGGTATCTGCACAATAAGGGGTGGGTAGTCATCCGTGCCAAAGATGCAGCAGTGCGTGAGCGTATCGCACAGTGTATGGAAGCAGCGTGCGCAAATAATAATATCGGTTATGATCAGTCTACGTCTTGGGATTTGTACGACAAGGCTAAGCAGTACGGATGGGATTGCAGCAAGGTTAACACGCCAGTGGAGACAGACTGTAGCAGCCTTGTACGTGTATGCGTGGCATGTGCTTTGCAGCGCGACATTCCGTGGTTTTCTACTGCCAACGAAGTTGAGGTTTTGGATGCTACAGATGAATTTCAAATCATCCGTGAGCCAAAATGTACAGAGTCCTCAGCATATCAGATGCGTGGAGATATCCTGTGTACAACTGTACAGGGACATACTGTAGTAGTACTGGATGATGGCTCTAAAGTGGAGTGCGAGATTATCTCAACTGGTAACACTACACTCTGTGGCAAGGGTATTGGAACAGCAGTTGCGCTCACACCTATGAACATCCGCACAGGGGCAGATACATCTGCAAAGAAGCTTGATACAATCAAGACTTCTGTAGCCGTAGAAGTCCTCGAAATCACCGCTTCTGGTTGGTATAAGATTGTATGGCCGGGAGAGGCTTGCGGATATGCCTTTACAAAGGCAGGAAGTGGCTATTACAGCTATTCTGCAAATGCTAACGCACAAGTTATAACCTTAGGTGATAAAGTCCAATTCACGGGCAATAAACAGTATATGTCGGCATGGGCTGATAAGCCAATCACTGCAGTCCCAGAGGTTGCAACTGTAACAAGTATTTGTGAGAGTGGCAAGCATCAGTATCACATCATAGGCGATAACGTCTACGGTTGGGTAAACAGAGAAGACATAGTAAGAAAATAATTAAAACGGCATAATCAAAATGGTGATTATGTAACAGCCAAAATGGAGGCTCTTCTTTAAGTGTTAGGAAAGGAGGAGCCTCTTTTTGTTAGAGCTAAGACAGCATAAAGAACGTGTGGAGAACATACAGCGTCAGATCATCATGCAGCCTACATACAGTCAGCTCAACACCTTATGTGGCGGAGCAAGACTGATTCTGCTTGATGCCAACGAGTTTATACCAAATCGCGATTTTAAGAATCTTGATGCGTATAGAGGGTATGGCGACCATGTAAATAGCTATGTCCGATGGTACTGCAATCGTAACAGAAAAGTAGAGGGTGACGAGTGGGACAAACTGTATTGGCAGACCTATCTGAATGGTGCGAGAGCAAGAATATTCAATGATTATTTACTATTCTTAGAGCACAAGCGCGAACCTCGAAAGATGTTCTACAAGCCAAAGATTAAGCAGTTCGAGAAGTTCCAGCTTATAGAATCTTATCAAGGTATGCTTGATGATAAGTACGACATTTTGTGTATATCCATGCCGCCTGGAACAGGCAAGGCACAGCCATTATATTCAAAGGTACTTACTCCGAACGGTTTTGTTCAGATGGGTGATTTAAAGGTTGGCGACAAAGTATTTGCTGCGAATGGCAATGAATCAACCGTAACTGGAATCTTTCCCCAAGGTTTGCGTAAAATTTATGAAATAACGCTTGAAAACGGTTATAAATGTAGAGCATCTGATAATCATTTATGGTTATCAGTTTACGAAACTTCACTTGGAGTTTCTGGATATCAAAAAGTTGTAGAGACTTCAAGAATGCTTTACAAACCAACTCACTTTTACATACCTTGTATTTCTGGTGAAAACTTCAACCATTTTGAATACTGCAGAATAAAATCAATTAAATATGTCGGGCTTGATGAATGCCAGTGTATATATATTGATGATCCGTCACATTTATATGTCACTGACGATTATATTGTTACGCATAACACGACTCTACTCAAGTTCTTCCATTCAGCCGTAATTGGTTGGTTCCCAGACGATTACAGCCTGTTCTATTCGCACTCAGGCGATATCACAAGAATGTATTACGATGGTGTCTATCAAATGGTTGATGATGCACTTGAATACGCTTGGCACGATATCTTCCCAGACTTGAAAATTACATCTACAAATGCATTGATGCAACAATTCAATGTTGGAAAATATAAGCCATTTCCATCTTTGCAAACAACATCTGTAGGCGCGAAGAGTGCCGGAAAAGTTCGTGCAAGCAAATTTTTACTTACTGATGATATGATAGGTAGCCTAGAAGAAGCCTTGAACAAGAACTACCTTGACAAGATGTGGGGAGCTTATACTGTAGATGCATTGCAGCGAAAAACAGTTGATAGCAATAATAATCCTTGCAAAGAGATCATGCAAGCAACACGTTGGTCAACTCAAGATGTTATTGGAAGGCTGATAGATATATATGATGGAAACAACCGCGTAAGGGTTATTTCTATTCCTGCCACAGACCCGGAGACAGGCGACAGCAACTTTGACTATGCAATAGGTGGCTTTACAAAGGAGTTCTTTGCAAAGCAAGCGCTGTTGATGGATGATGTGTCATACAACTGCCTTTACATGCAACAGCCAGTCGAAAGAGAAGGACTGCTGTTTCCAGAAGAAAAAATCATGCGATACAAGGAACTTCCAACCTCGAAAATTGAACGTATCACTGCTCAAGCCGATACAAAATCAACAGGTACTGATTTCTTCGTTCTTCCAGTACTTATAAAGTACGAAGGAAAAGATTTGTATTACTGCGTAGATTGCGTATGCAGCAATTCTTCTGATTATGAAGCTCAGTATGAAAATTCCGCAAATCTCCTTGCTGACAACAAGGTTGAAGATTGCGAGTTTGAGGGCAATAGTGGCGGAGACCGTGTCTCTCTGGAAGTTGATAAACGTGTTCTTGAGAAAGGCTGGATTTGCAACATATCATCTCGAATGACCGAAACGAATAAGGAAGCAAGAATATATCAGTGTTCAAACTGGATATTGCAGCACGTTGTCTTTAAAGATAAAAAGCTTTATACGCCAAAAGAACCATATGGTGTAATGATGTCTCTTTTGGCTCAGTATTCCACCAGTGGAAAAAAGCAGCTTGATGATGTACCAGATACATTTGCAAACTTTGCATTACGCATACAGCGTAGAAAACCAAGACCAACAAGAATCATTAACAGCATCTATTAAGATTGGAGACATGTATGGATACAAAACACTATCTTTCACAAATTAGCGTACTTGATCTTAAAATATCAAACAAGATTTATGAAAAAACACAGTTAAAGAATATGCTTTGCTCAGTTCCGAGCTGTGTAAAAGATGTCAATGTGCAAACTGGACATGTCACAGATAAGACTGCATCTACGATTTGTAAGCTGATAGATATGGAACGCGAGATTGATTCAATGATTGATTCTTTTGTGGACTTAAAATCTAAAATCATTGTTCAAATGGAGCAACTTGAGTTCAAGTATTATAATATACTGTTCAAACGTTACGTTGCACAGCAACAATGGTGCGAAATAGTAGATGAGTTACATTTTACGCAGCGACATGTTTTTAAACTCCACAAAGAAGCATTAAACGAATTTGAGAAAAAGTTTGGGAGTGAATACCTGAGCCAATAAAAAATAGCAGGGGAAGCAAATTCTCCTGCTATTGATGTTTTAGCAATTTTGATTTTCCTGAAATTCCTTTAAATCGCTTTTTAACTTATCCATAATTTTGTCTGTATAGTTGTTATCCTGGCGTTCTGTAAAATTTTGGAATACTTGAGTACCTTTAGCAACTGCCTGCGATGATTGTTTTGCTTTCGATGATACATCTCCTTGTATAAGCTTTCGCAAATACAAAAATCGACTACGAATCGGCTTTTGCTCATTTCTTCGCTTAATTTCAGCAGCTTTCTGTGCTATATACTGGTAGTAAGCCTTTTCCAGATCTTCCTTTTGGCAACTTGGCAGCTTATGAACTGGTACTGTTACGAGTAGCGTCTGTATCTCTTCTAACTGTGCCTGTGATAGTTTCCATTCATCCAATGCACTTTCCCAGAGCGGACGATCTAGTGTATCTTCCTTCGGCACTGGCGCTTCTGGAACTTGCACTTCCAATATAGGTAATGTTTCGACTTCAAATCTTATACCAACTACCGTTCGCCCTTTCTTAATGGGTTCATATGTGTACCGACATTCAGTTTTTTCATCCATTTCTTTCTGAACACGTTTCAATATCTTTTGATTAAAAAACTTGTATTCTTTATACAGTTCCTCTTTATCACAATCAAGTATTTGCCTTAATTCATCAAGCTGCACTTCCCAATTTTTTCGAAAACGGTTTTGCTCAAGATACGTAAACATGATATACGTATAACGGCTTGTGAGTAATGTTATGCAGCGCAGCTTATACCGAAGATATCCGAGGTTTTCAATATTAAAAAAATACTTCATTGCTTTTTGAGAACACTCTAGCTTTACTTGCCACAGCCCGTAATCATCTTGTTCTGCCGTTGCTTCTTCAAATAACGTCACCAATCTAAAACCTTGTTTTTCACTATCATCTTGCACTTCTATTACATTTCCCATAAGATGCTTTAATCTTGCCTTGAGGTCTTGATTGTTGATTTTTTTTACTCCTAGAATCTTTTCAAGCTCGCCTTTCTCGAAAACAACTGTTCTCCTGTCTGGCTTGTGACTATCTATGCGCGATAGGTATGTATCGAGTATTTTAAATTCTGCAAGCGATAGCTCGGAACGCCATAAGGAAAACAGCGGTAAACTTTTTTGAACAGTAAGTTTGTCTCCATTTCCTAAACTGGTTATTGGCCCAATCTTTTTTCTAGCCATGTGTAAAACCTCTCTTTCTCTACTTTTATGTTTATTATAGCACCATAAGTTACCATTGTAAATACAAAATTGTTACCTTTTTTATATTTTATGGAATTTCTTGGTTACTCATGCAGAATTTCTTGGTTACTCATGCGGAATTTCTTGGTTACTCATGCGGAATTTCTTGGTTACTCATGCGGAATTTCTTGGTTACCTATGCATATCAAAAAGCTAGTATTTACGCGGCTTTCAAAGCTCCCGTAATCAAGAGAGTAATCAAGGGAGTAATCAAGAGAGTAATCAAGCTATCAATCAAGGAAAGCATTGGTAGGCAGATAAAAAACAATTCAATATTAACTATGACATTTTAATTGGAATTTCATGGTTACCTATAACACTAAAACCTATCATTTAATATCACTAAATGACACAAGATATCATCTTGAATACATGCTATTACTATGATACTCTCAACAATAGAAAAGTATGAAATAAAGTTAATTGCGCCTTACATATGTATGGCGCTTTTTTATTACCCAAAAAGGAGACAGCCATGTTAACGATTAGAAGCAAGAGTATATCACTGTCAGGAGACAGCACAGTAAATGATCAAGTGATTTTTGCGTTTCAGGCATCAATCAATTCAAACAATCCTAAAGAGGTACAGTTTAGCAACTGGATAAACGACCATGAGTTATATAAGCAGAACCGGAAGGAATGCAATTCCGATTACGAGTCTTTCCAGGACGAAGTATACAAATTGCAAGACTCGATGCTGCTGTCGGCTGAAACGCTATGAGTAGCCAGATAATTACATGCCCCAATTGTGGAAGAATTATTTTCCACTATGACAAGAAAGCGACAAACGTTTTTGAAGTGCAATGTAGGAAATGTGAGCAAATGACTTGCATTCTTACACAGGACGGTATTGTGCAGTCAGTTAAGCCTATAAAAAAGATACAAGCTAAAAGCAGCAGCGGCAAACGATTTTATTAAGAAAGGAGGGCGAACAGAATGTGGATGCTAAAGGGACGTCAAAAGATATATACGGACGCAAAAGAAATCACTGCCGACAACATAATCAAAGAATTGTCAAAAGCATATGAGAAGCATAAATTTAATCGGTTAGAGATGCAATATCTTATAGATTTTGAAGCCGGCGATCAACCGCTGGACAGACCCAAAATTGTTCGCCCTGAGATCAATATTAAAGTAACTGATAATGCCGCAAACTACATTACTGATTTCAAAATGGCGTATTTTTGGGGAACGCCAGCAATGCTGATACAGAGATCTGACAAAGACGCTCACAAAACATCAGCAGACTTAGACGACGAAGGAATATCTGCACTTAACGAAATGCTTACAAATGCTTGCGACATAGGTTACAAGAATCAGGAGCTTGGCAATTTTGTTGAAAAAGTAGGTGTAGGATACCGACTTGTTGACGTTAAAACCGATTTTGAAGAAGATGACGAAGCACTTGTGGATATATATACGCTAGACCCAAGATATGCTTTTTGTGTATATAGCAATGATGCCAAACAAAAGAAGCTAATGGGAGTAACATACAGAACGGACAATGGTGAACAATATTTTACGTGTTTTACTCCTAAGATGCGCTTTGAAGTCTCAAAAGGCAAAATTGTTAAAAAATCATTAAATCCACTCAAAAAAATAGCGATAGTCGAATACGAGAGATCCGTTGACAGAACGGGCTGCTTTGAGAGACAAATATCAGATTGTATCGAACTTAACACGCTAGTCTCTGATTTTGCAAACCTTACAGCGCAGCAAACTCAGGAGATATGGTGGGGCAATGATGTTGATTTCCCAGTTGACCCCAAAACTAAAAAACCTATAGAAGTGAAGTCGGGGCAATGGGTGCTTACTAGCACAACACCAGATGGAAAGACACCGCAAATCAAGGCACTATCTAATGCATTCGATACAAACGCAACATTAACAGCGATAGATACACGCTGGCGAAGAATTTTACAAAAATGCAAAGTACCTACACAACAAGATTCAGAAGGCGGTGGTTCCACAGGAACAGCAATGGATATGTCTAGCGGATGGAGTGCAGCTGAGATTGACGCTGTGCGCGAGGAACAGATTGTGAGCAAGGCACAGAGAGAGGAGCTTAAACTTATCATAAAAGTACTCCAATTAACTCCATCAAATGTGCTTAAAGACGATGACCCAATCAAAAGAGTACATGTTGGAGATATCAATTTCCACTTCTCAAGAAGAAAGAACTATGACATGTCTGTTAAAGCAAATGCTTTATCAACCCTTATTAAGACTGGTGTACATGGTAGACACGCGCTTAAATTTATTGACGGTTTTGAAGACACCGAGGCTACATGGAACGACAGTAAGGAAATGATAGAAGCAGTGCAAAGGGCTGCTGCATCAAGCGGAACCACAGCAACGGAAGACAGTGAACCAAATGATAGACAAATAGATCAGTTGGAAACAAGCCCTATAACTGGGAAAGTATAAGGTGATGATATGGCACAGATATTTGGTTTTGATGAAATCGAAAAGATACGGTCCATGCCATACAATAGATTTTTTGGTGAAATGGGAATCACAAAAAAGCAAAAACAAGAACGCGTTGAATTCTCAAATAAAATTGAAGATGATATGCGTTTTTTAATTTTACTCATCTTGATCATGAAAGAGACAGGTAGAGTTGATGTCAAGAAAGCAGCAGAACAATTTGAAGCAGAATTGTTGAAATGGATTGCGCGATATATTGATCTTGACAGCGAGACAAAGGCTTATATATCAGATTTTTGTTTATCCACAGCGCAGGTAACTGCGGATCATGTCAACGAAAAATATTATGTCTCAGAAGACCGAATACGTCTGGTCAGTGAAAACACAGCCCTTGATTTTTTAAACCATAAAGACTTCAAAGAGGCGACCAGAAATAAAACATACAAAACATGGAACACAATTATAGATGGAAAAGAACGCGAAACACATCACAAGGAAGATCAAACAACAATACCGATAAACGACTACTTTTTAGTAGGCAAAGCACTTATGCGGTATCCGCACGATATGGCAGTTGCTTTTACTAACCCGGAGGAAGTAATCAATTGTCGCTGCTGTGTGACGTACTCTTAATTTATGCAAAGAATAGGCTCTTTAAACGAAGGTTTGAAGGGCTTTTTGTTTGCACAAAATTAGGGCAAACAAGTCGGAGACGGACTTTAAGGAGCAAAACAGCTCAGAGAAGAGCTTAATAATCGCACAAATCAAAGCGGAGAGAACCGCACAAACGCAGAAAGGAATGAATCTATGAAGACTCAGCCGATTTTCAAAACATTTGAACGCAATGCCACCAAGAGAAAATTAAACCTGCAGCTTTTTGCAGAGCCGACACCGGAGGTTGAAACTCATGAAGAGCCAAAGGGATCAGGTGATGATCACGAACCGGAAACTGATGCTGATGTATTAAGAGTGCAGCTTGCACAGGCAAACGCGCAGATCGCGAAGCTCACAAACAAAGCTGATGCATTGGCATCCGAGAATGCAGCTAAGACAAAGCAGCTCAGAGAAAAGATGACTGCTCAAGAGAAGGAAGCGGAAGCAAAGAAAGAAGCAGAAGCCGAGAGAGACAAGCAGTTCAAGGCAATGCAGCGCGAGCTGACGATTATGAAATCTACCAATACATACATGGACACTTTGGAAATGTCCAAGGAAGTAGCACAACAGTACGCCGAGGCAAGAGCTGACGGAGATGGAGATAAGGAAAACGAAATCTTGAGGCAGCACATGAAAACGCTCAAATCAAAGATGATGCAGGAGTTTTTGGCAGAGCGCGGCGAAGTCAATGCCGGCCACGGAGACAGTCACGAGAGCAAGGCTGTTGAACTTATGAAGTCACTACCGACGTATTCAACAGAGGTCGATGAAAGTGTTTTGAAGCAATACATGTAAAGAAAGGAAGTAAGAAATGGCAAGAGGAGACATGAGATATGCAACAACCGAGATACGTCCATCCGGTGCAGAGATCTTAAACAGAGAGGTGTTCGAAGGAGTGCCAATGACTATTGATTTTACAGATGTCAGCACTACTGATAGTGATACCGGAGAGAAGGTTGTAAAAGCAGGAAGCGTAATTAGCGGAACAGGAACAGTAGTTGCAGTAACACCATGGACAGGCGGAGCTGGAATCTTACTTTTTGATGTGTATGAGCATCGACCACAAGGAACGATTCTCAAAAAGGCATACATTAACAAGTCAAGAGCAGAACAGAATGCAGGAATCACTTATGATGCAGACTTAACTAAGATCCTGCCTATGATCGTGGTTGAGTAAAAAGGAGGAGCAATGGCAGTTTTAATTACAGATATTTATGATTCACAGGCAGTTGCCGCAAGACGTACACAAGATCCAAGTAATGCCATGGGCTTTGTCGGAAAGGCTTTTTTCCCAAACAGAAAGAAGCTGGGCTTGTCGTTAAAATGGATTAAGACACACAAAGGCTTAAATGCCATCTTAAAGCCAAGCAATTTTGATGCAATTCCGATGATCAGAGTCCGTGAGGGATTCAAGCAGGAGTCTACAGAGATGATCTTTTTCCGTGAGAGCATGACTGTACGAGAGGAAGATTTAATGCGACTCATGGAGATAGAAGACGCTAATAGCCCATTCATTGGAGACATTATATCATCAATTTACAATGATGCTGCAAGGCTTATTGACGGTGCAGAAATCGCTGCCGAAGTAATGCGAATGGCACTACTTGCGCCAAAGGACGGAAAGCCATCTATTGCAATAGGAACCGGGGAACCAGAGAGTGACAATATGGTTTATGGCTACGATTACGATAGCGATGGAACATATAAGCAAAAGCATTATTTGAAAATCGAAGGCACTGATACTTGGGATCATCCTGACACAGCGAAGCCATTAAAAGACGTTCAGCAGGGTACTAAATATTTAAAGTCAATCGGAGTACTTCCTCGTTATGCGATGATGAACAGCACTACCTTTGACTATCTCGTTGAAAACGAGCAGATTAAGAACGCTTTAATCACTTCTTCTGGTAAGACGGTTGATTTTACCGATGAAGCAACTGTTAAGGAGATCTTCACGCGAAAGACAGGTCTGACACCTATCATTTATGACAAGATGTACATTGACTACAAGGGAAAGACTCAAAAGTTCTATCCGGATGACAAAGTAACCATAATCGGTGCAGGAACACTGGGATCAACATATTATGGTGTAACACCAGAAGAGCGTACATTGATGTCAAATAAAAATGTGGATGTTGCCATGCTTGACAACCGCATTGCAATTGCGACCAAAACCGAGCAGGGACCACCTATTAAGACTACAACCAGCGTATCACAGATTGTGCTTCCATCATATGAGGGCATCGACAGCACATTTGTACTTGACGTCAAGTAATGAAATTTGATCACATGATCAAGCTTAACGGAGTCTACTATGCAGCTGGTGAAGACGTCCCAATGGAAGAGAAAAACGATGCCCCAGAGATTGATGCCCCGATGGAAGAGAAAATCGAAATTCCAGAGTTGCAAGTTGATGATGAACCAAAGCGAAGAGGCAAGAAACCAAAAGCTGTTTGATGGAGGTGAGAAAGTATGAGTTATACAGACAACCTTGCAGACGAGCTTTTTTTTGATTTGCAAGTTGAACTTTCAAATGATGAAGAAGGCGGCAGCTTTTCGGAACCGTTACTCAAGCAAAAAATCAAAAGTGCAATTAGAGAGGTCCGAGACAAAAGAAGATATCCACTTGGATATACGGACGGAATGATTGCACAAGATTTAGACAGGTACTATAGCCAGATTCGCAATTTGGCTTTGTACGATTATAACTCGATTGGCTTTGAGGGTGAGAGTCAGCACAGTGAGGATTCCATTCAGCGAACAATGGTAGACAGAAAAACGTTGTTCGCTGGAATAATACCGTTAGCAACAGTCTAAGAAGGATGTTCGCCAGTGTGTTTGCAATGCTTGTGAATACGCTGGCAGGGTGCACATTAAAGCGGCGGTGGGCAATGTGCAAAAATATAAGCAGGAGATATAAAGATGCAAGAGTTTTTATTACAAACATACACAATCATCCTTCCAATTGCTTTGGGATACATTGTTTGGCTTCTGCAGCAACAGAAGAAAGACAAGAACGCGAATGAGAGAGGAACCATGCTGTTATTGCGTGTGCAGCTGATCAAGTATTACGCAGAATACATACAGCTGGGGGAGATACCGTCCGATGCTTATCAGAACTTCGAAGAAATGTATGAAGCCTATCATGATTTAGGCGGAAACGGCATGGTTAAAAAGATGTATGAAGAGATCAAAGAGTTGCACATCAAGAGTGGAGGAGGTAAATAGAATGGATATATCGAGCATGACTACCGTGATTGCAATTGTAGTTATTTGCTATTTAATTGGGCTTGCAGCCAAGACAATTCCAGCAGTCAAGGATAATTACATTCCGGTCATTGTGGGTGCTTTTGGCGGCATTCTGGGAGTCTTAGGAATGTATGTCATACCAGACTTCCCAGCGCAGGATATTCTGAATGCGATTGCTGTCGGCATTGTATCAGGTTTATCTAGCACTGGTATCAATCAGTGCTACAAGCAGCTAAAAGATGGCACGGACAAGTAGAAGAAATCGCCAACAGATGTGGTATTCGTACCAAGTCGGAAAAGCGCCTGGATATCTGAGAGACGAAAATGGTGACATTCAGTACGAGAGTTACGTTGGAGCTGATGGGGAGGTATATTTTTATACCGATGATGAAGGCAAAAAAATCCCGAAAGAAAGCGGTGAAATGGAAGTGCTTTATAGCAATCCTGTGAAGTTTTGGGGAACAATCACATCACAGCTAAAAAACGCTATCATGCGAGCATGGGGAAGCGACAGCACAAACAATTATGCTACGCTCATCTTAGCTAAACATGCAAAAGACTCTGGCGGAAACGAACTTAACTTGCCGTTTGGAGCAAGAATTTGGCTGCATTCAGAAATTAAAACGAAACCAAACGGATCACCAGATGAAAATTCTGCTGACTATCAAGTGAGTGGAATCATGAATGAAGCACTGAATGAAACGTCTTACTATCTGCAGGTGTTGCAGCAAAGCGTGGAAAAAAACTAATGGCAAAGGCTTTGGAAATAAAGGTGAGCGGAGTAGATGAAGCCATAAGGATGTTGGAACGTTACCAGAAAACGTTCCAAACGCGAGTAGAGCTTTTCATGAAGAAGCTTACTGATTACGGAGTTGAAAAAGCAACAGAAGAAGTCTTGACGATGGATGCAGTATTTACTGGTGAACTTGTAAATAGCATTCACTCAACCGAGATAGAGAGCAACGCAGAGCGAGTTATCTTTGCAGTAGAAGCTGATTCAGAACATGCTATCTTTGTAGAAATGGGAACAGGAATCATAGGTGCTACTACTCCGTATCCGGGCAAGCTTCCAGCCGTTTACGCGCAAGGGAAAACAATCAGAAAAACGGCAGATGGTAGATATGGCTGGTATTATCTGGGCGGAGATGGAAAGTGGTACTTCACAGAAGGTATGCCATCAAGACCATTCATGTATCATGCTTCAACACAAATGAGACATGATATTGAAAGAATTGCAAGGGAGGTGTTTGGATAATGGCTCAAAATCAATGGGTCATCGACCTCGAGAGCAAGGTATTATCCCTTGTGAAAGGCAAGACATACAACAAGCTAAAGAAAAGATATCCACAAATAATGTACACCACCTCAAATATAAGCAATGATTCGCAGCGTAATTTTCCCTGCGTGTACGTCCATGAGTTGGGTGGAAGCGAAGCAAACTCCGATCTGGAACGCACAAGAATCAACACTATAGTGGCAGGATTCCAAATTGAAGTGTATAGCAACACATCACAGCTAGACTGTAGAACTATAATGGCAGAAATTATGGACTGTCTAAAAAAGCTTATGTTCGATGTAAAGATGTCACCATACGCAGACAATCAATCACCAATATATCGTTATGTAGCACGTTTTGAAAGAACATTTGATTGGAATGATATTTTTTAAGCTCCATCGGCAAGATGGGGCTTTTTTAGTAGGAGGAATACAAAATGGCAGTAGGTTTAAAAAGTAGAATCATCTACAGAGAGAAGACAAAGGAAGATGGCGCAGCCGATTACTGGGCAGGTGAATATAAGCTCTTGATCAGAGCAAAATCAATTCCATCACCTTTCGGCACTGTCAACATGGTTGATACATCAACCTTGGAAGATTTAATAGAGACTCAGGAACAGGGAAGAAGAGCAGCTGCATCAATGGAAGTACCAGGTGCATTTGAAAAAAAATATAAGGATGAACTAGTTAAAAACGAGGGAAAACAATTAGATATCTGCATCCTTTACGGCACAGATGGAAAAGGTTCAGAAGGAATTGTGGCATTCGTAGGAACAGAGTCTTTTGCACCGGATGAAGCAACGGAAGATCACCTTACAGGAACTGCAACAATTGCCACTGTAACCGTTCCAAGATGGATTGAGGATAATTATAGCGTATCTGTAACAGAGGATGAGAATGGTTATCCAACATCAATTACACTGGCAAAGAAAGAAATGTAATAGTTATATTCGGGAAGCTTATGCTTCCCGTTTTTTGTTTAAAGGAGAATGAATCATGAAATTTATGAATTACGAAATCAAGTTTGGAATCGAAGCAACTACAAAAAGCGGGATTTTAAAGAAAGTTAAAGAAGTTCAACAGTCCGGTGATGATTTTGTTGATGAGATTGAAATGACGCTTAATATGCTTCCGGAGTTTTTGCTTGTGGGGCTGCAAAAAAGACATAAGGACGAGTTTGGATACGATTACAACACGAACGAAGGTAAAGAAGAGGCAAAAACAAAGGTATGTGAATTGATTGATGAGTATACCGATCAGGAAGACTCAAGTATTAGGGAGCTGTTTGAAGAGCTGCTAAAAGAGGTGATGCAGAATGGTTTTTTCAAAAAGGAAGTTCTGCGGATGAAAGCGGAGAAGGAAGCGGAAGCAGAAAAAACAGAGTAATAGATCCAATTGATTATTACGATGAAAAGTTGCTTCCATATTTCTTGTGCGTTACGCAACAATATGGCTTCACCACTGAACAAATAGGCAATATGTGCCCGTGTGAGTTAAAACCATATGAGCTTGCTTACAAGCTGCATCAACAGCAAGTTGATATGCAAAACCACATGCTTGGCAGGTATGTGAGAATGTCTATCTTATCAACGCTGGGCAATAGTCAGTGGTTTAAAGGGAAGCATACGCCACCATTTGAATATCCAGATATGCCTTTTTTACAGCAGGAGGAAAAGAAAAACAAAAACGGTAATGTGGAATCCAACGAAGAAATCGCAGTGTACGAAATGAAACAAAGAATCAGACAACTTGAAAAGCAAGGATTGCCAGAGAGTCCAATCTAGGGAGGAGGGATAAAATGAGTGAGGTAAATATTGATTCAATACGGATTGAGGCTAAAACAAATATCAAAGAGGCTATATCCGATATTGAAGAATTGAAACAATCCCTAACTGGATTGGGCGACAACAAAAGCGGAATTGATCATTATTCAACGTCTGTAAACGGGTTAACGCAAAGACTGACGAAGTTGACAGGAATAACCAATAAGGCAGGAATTGCAGCGGTTGAAAAATCTGTAAGAGAACTTGCAGAAGCATCTATTAAGCTTAACAACTTGCAACTTAACGAAAAGAAGGGTTCAATCTTTTCCGAGGACACATGGAAACGAGCCATGGAGAACGTGGAAAGTGCGATGGAAAATGTAAAAAATACCATTGCACAGAACGTTAAGGAGATCAGACAGCTAGACGGCGTAGAAAAGGCCTTTGATAATTATATCAAAAAAGCTCGAAATATAAAAATCCCGATTGGTGTAAAAAATGACCTAAAGACAGATAGAGAATTTGCCGATCTGCGAAGTGTACTTGGAAAGAATTTCTCCACAACAAATAGTGGTACGGATTTTGTGACGTTCATAGATGATATGAACAAATCAATAAATACCACATTTGATACTACAAAGAACGCAACAGATCTGTTCAAGGACGTAGTAGAGCGCTTAAGAGACATACGCAAGGAAGCTGTGATGACATCACAGGATGTTATCAAAAACGGCTTAATTCCAGTACAAGAGATTGAATCTGAGCTATCAAAGTTTGCCGCAAAAGACATTCCCAACCTTAGCGAGAAGTATGGAATAACTGAAAACGATGTTTATGGTGGCAAAAAGCTATCGGAAAATGGTGAAACAGAAAGTGTAAAAGAAGTCACAAGTGCCATCGGGCAGAAGACTAGGGCATTTGAAAAAGAGCAACAGACCGTAACCGATGTTGTAAACAGTGAAATGAAAGACCTTATCAATTTAAGGTCAACCATCGAATCTGTTACGAATGCTATAGGAGATGGAAAAGGCCTGGCAGGAGCATTCAAAGGGCTTAAAGAACTTGGCTTGGGCGAACTGGCTTCTTTAAAAAACATTGACTTTTCTGGAATTGCAAAGCTGAACAGAGAAAATTTAAAATCAATAATCGGAAAAGAACATACTGGACTATCAGATGCAGAAAAGACCATCATTCAAAATGCAGCGAATAAAGCCGTTGCGCCAGAGAGCGTGCCGTGGTTAGAAGACTATAAAAATCTGATACAGCAAGCAAGGGAAGAAAGTCAAAAGTTTTTAGGTGAATTTTACGTTCCTGAGAGTGTTGAAGAGCTTCAAACTGAATTTGTGGGAATCTCAAAAGAGATAGTGCGCTTAAAGGAAAATATGCAAGAAGCATTGAGGACTCTTGATACTGATGGTGTATCACAGATGGTTAATGACTTGTCGCAAGCGATAGCTTATGCGAATGATTTATCAACTATTGCAGCTCAAAAAGGTATAACGCTTAGACAGCCAAAAAGTGAATGGCAAGAGTATCCACCAAGCAGTTTTCCAGAAGAACTTCGTGGCAACGGCTTATCAAACGCAATGAGTCAAACTGCGAGGGAAACAAGCAACGCTTCAAACCAGTTAAGACAATACAATGAAGATGTATCAAAAGTAATCAGAACAGAACAGACATTTAAAGATGCCTTGGCTGCTGCTGCACAAGAGCCATCAATATTTAGAGATATGCCAGAGGATATCAACAGGCTGAACCGAAACATGCAAAAATTGCCACTTAGCCTATCCCAATTAAAATCAGATATAAGTGATTTGGCAGGCATTATGGGTGGATTTGTAGGAAAGGCGATATCTGTTGCAGGTGCAATTGGCAAAATAGGATCTTTTGCAGTGAAAGTAGACAAGCAGATATTGTCGTTTACAAAAAACTTTGCAAAGTTGTCATGGGAGTTTTTAAATTTTGGTTCAGGCAAAAACGCATTATCTGGGTTAAAGAGTCCGTTCAGCCAGTCCTCAGCTAGTCTTGGGGATTTTAACAAAAAATTAAAGCACGGAATTACAACTGTGTTGCGCTACGGTTTTGGAATCAGATCTCTGTATGTGCTGTTTAACAAGCTACGTTCAGGAATCAAGGATGGAATCAACAATCTTGTTATGTTTAGTGACAAGGCGAATAAAAGTTTGTCACTATTGACATCTGACATGTCGTATGTTGGAAATAGCGTAGCTGCGGCATTTGAGCCAATACTGAATATTGTTGCACCAGTTATTGACCAAATTGTTGATTATGCAATTACAGGAATCAATGCTGTAGGTGCTTTCATAGCATCAATAACAGGGCAAACATCATACACGGTAGCTGTAAAAAACATCAAAGACTATCGCGACAGTTTAAATAGCACAGCATCTGCAGGTGATGCAGCAAGTGACGCAACTGATAAGCTAAAGGACAAGACCGATGAGCTAAAGCGTGAGTTAATGGGGTTTGACGAGATTGAAAAGTTTTCAGATGATCTGAACAACGCAGCTAACAGCGGTTCAGGAAGTGGAAGCGGAAGTGGTTCTGGAAACGGCTCAGGAACGGAAGATCCTATACTTTTTACAAAAAAGGATATACCAGGAGCAGTATCGAACTTTGCGGATTTAGTGAAAGATGCTTGGGCAAAAGCCGATTTTACTGACATCGGTAAAATCGTCGGAACAAAACTTCGTGATGCACTTGATTCCATAGATTGGGAGCCAATCAAGGAACAGGCAAATAAGATTGCCAAAGTCACAGGAACGTTCATAAACGGTTTCTTTGAGACGGAAGGTCTTGATAAGAGTGTCGGAAGAACACTTGGAGAAGCAGTCAACACAGCTGTAGGTGCAATCAATACCTTTATTGACACAACTCACTGGGCATCACTTGGTGAATTTATGTCAGGTGGACTTAGAAGTGCGATAGCTACTATTGATTGGAATGGTCTTGGAAAGGCTCTGAACGCCAGATATAAGGCTTTGTGGAGCTTCCTTGATGGATTTGTAGTAGATATGTCTAAAATCAATTTTAGCGGTACTACAGGGTGGCAGGAAGCAGGTAACGCACTTGCGACAACAATCAATAGCATCTTTGCAGACAGAGATTACGCAAAAACCGGGCAAACCATTGCGACTGGAATCAATGGAATCACATCTGCGCTAACAACAGGAATAGAAGGAATTGATTTTAATTCGATATCCAGAAATTTTTCAAATGGAATCAACAGCGTATTTTACAAGGTAGATTGGCAAGCAATCGGCACAATGCTATCCGATGGAATGAATACAGCAACTTCATCATTGCTGACTTTCTCGGTAACGGTTGATTGGAAAAGGATAGGCTCAGAACTTGCAAGTTCTGCAAATACTTTTTTGGCTAAGACTGATTTTAGCCAAGCAGGAAAAGCGCTAGGCCAGGCATTTAAGGGTGCGCTATCCGCAATTAACGAGTTTGCAGCAACATTTAATTGGCGATCTCTTGGAGTTGATATAAACAACTTCATTAAGGGCATCAACTGGGGCGAAATCTTAAAAACAAGTGCAAATATAGTTGTCAACACGTTTTTTGGATTATTTGAGGCAGCATGGGGGCTTATATTTGGAGGAAATGACACAAAGTATACCGCTATAGCTGATAACCTTAACAAAGCTATTTCGAAGCTGAATGTTGAGTGGCCAAAGTTTAAACAAGATGAGCTTAGTAATTTTGATTCGGCGATGGATTCACTGGACAAATTTTGGGAAATCAATGAGAAATTTAAAAAGAATGGAAGTTTATCAGCGCAGGATGAGTCTTTGTTCAAATTTTATTACGAACAAATTTCAAAGTACGCACCAGATATTGCTAAGGAGATCGGAAGCATACAGACGGCTTATCAAGGAACAAAAGATACACTTGAAAAACTTATTGAAACGCAGAAAAACGCAGCTATTCAAAAGGGATTTTCAAGTGCGTTAGAGGATGCTTCTAAGATTTACGGCGATGCTGTAGTTGCTCTCGAGCAATTAAAAACCAAATTTATAGATGATTCCGTCTCATGGAAAGCTGATATATTAAATGGACTCTTATCAAGAGTGGATGTATACGGTGGAACAATCGAGACTTGGGAAAAAACTTTTGATAAGTTTTTACAAAAAGTGAGAGATGGTTCTATTGACTTTCAGAATCTTACAGAAGACGAGGAAGCACTCTGGCAAGTCATGCGAGAAATGAATCCTCAATTTGGAACGATGGAAGAAAGCATGGAATCACTAAAAGGAACTGTCAAGACGTCTGGAGAGACTGTAGACAAATTGCAAGTGGCTATGGGACGCTATAGAGACAATACTTCATCTGCAACAACCAATACAGAAAGCTTAATTCAAAAGCTTAAAGGGATTAAGTTGACCGGAGTTTGGAAGTCGCTTGCAGATGAGCTGAGAGATACACTGGATAGCGTAACTGAATCTTTAAAATCTGATAAATTCACACTGGGAATCAGCAATACTTTGACTGATATGTTTGACAAGGAGTTTAAAGTCAAGCTGAAAGTTGGTGGCCTTGATACAAGCAAACTTACAGAGCAGGATAAGACTATACAAGGAGCATCGGCAAGCATCGTAAACGCAAAGAATGCACTACCTGATTATATGAAATCTCTCGATTTCACAGCAGCGCTGACGCAGAAGAAAGACTCTATCTCGGACCGAACAATTAGTGATTTAAAAGGTAGCATATCCCAAGTGTCGCAAACAGGTGGATTGACGCTTGATAACATTGGTGCTTGGATAGGCTATATAGGTTCAAAAGTTCAAAATCTAACGCTTGACAATATCGGTGCATGGATTTCCAACATTGGATCTCAAAAGCCAGATTTAACATTAAACAATATTGGCGCGTGGATATCGTATATTGGCTCTCAAACCCCAAACATGACATTGAATAACATAGGTGCTTGGATATCAAATATAGGATCACAAATTAGCGGGATGACGTTGAAAGATATAGGTGCATGGGTATCATATATCGGATCACAAAACGATGGAATGACATTGAACGGCATTGGCGCATGGATTTCTTACATCGCGCAAACTGGCGGTCTGTCTTTATCGGGGATCTTAGGATATGTAAACCAAGTCACAAGGCAACCAGGAATCTCACTGATACTATCGGGAATAACAGCATTTATAAGTAGTGTTATAAGTGGCGGAGGAAAAGCTAAAGGTGGAGCCTTTTATGGTGGAAGGTGGCATAGCATACCACAATTTAGCAGTGGAGGAGTCATCAAAAAAGACTTCATGTCAAGCTTTAGCGCCATTCCACGATATGCAGGCGGTACTGTAAATGCAGGTTCAATGTTTATTGCAGGAGAGGCCGGGCCAGAACTTGTGGGACATGTAGGCGGACGCACAGAAGTACTCAACGAATCACAGCTTGCAAGCGTGATGCAAAGTGCAGTAGCAGAAGGAATGCAAACTGCAATGTCGCAAATAGGTGGCAGTGGAAATGTAACCGTCAATGTCACACTTCAAGGCGATGCAAGGCGCATTTTTGAAGTGGTGAAGAGCGAGAATAATTCACGTGTTATGCAGACAGGCAAGGCGCAACTTTTAACGTAAAGGAGGGAAACAATGCAATGGATGGTCCAGTAAAAACTGTAATCATAAGTGGATTGGAGCTGAAAGCTAAAGATCTGACGATAACAGATAACATCATCTGGAGCCGCAATACGGGGCGAGTTGCGTCTGGCGATATGGAAGGTGACATCAAAGCAAAGAAAATTAAGTTAAATCTTACGCTGGCGCCTTTGGATGATGAAGAAGCAGCAGCTTTTGCTGCTGCAATAGAACCACCATTTTTTCCGATCACTTTCCGAAATCCGAAGTCTGGGAAAACAGAAACACGCAAATTTTATGTTGGAACGCCAACATATCCGGTGTATTCATACGCCGATATACTGCCCAGATATGTTGGCGTTGCTGCAAATTTTATCGAAAAATGAGGTGTCAAAATGAAGATGTCAAATAGAACACTGGTAAAGACAATCAATGGACTTTTATCGTTTAAAAATAATGGCACAAGAAAGCCAATTAAGGCAATTTATGCAATCAACCGCAATATTGAAATGTTGGATAAAGCTGCGATTCCTTTTCAAGAATCAAGAAATGAATTGATTGAAAAGTACTGTGACAAAAAAGAGAATGGTGACATTGTACCTAAAAAGGGAATGGAACAAGGCCTAGAATCGGAGTTGGGTGAATTACTGGATGGAATCGAAGTTGATGTAGATGTTTACAAGATTCCAATTAGCTTGATTGAAAACATAGAAGCATCAGAGCTTGAATTTGAAGCAATTAGCATGATGCTTGAGGAAAGTGAGGCGGAAAAAGCATGACATATGATTATATGGTGAAACAAGATGGACAGTTTTATAAGCCTGGTCAAGAAGTGCCAGATATGGGTACATTGGTGTGTACGTCTGCACAAGGGAATATACGTAGTTATGAGGGACTTGTTAAGGATGTTGACAAACTACCCACGTATGTTGCAACAGGCAGCTCTTTTCTGGCAAGTGATACTGGCGATTACTACAAATTTGAAGAGTCAACAGCAGCATGGAACAAGATTTAAGGAGTAAAAGATGAAACCAGAAGACGTCATTGGCATTTTAAATCGCAAGGTTCAGAACGCAACTGTAACGGAAGATCAAATTGATGCGGCTGTTGAAAAGTATCATAAGACTCATCCGTTGGAAACTGACAAAACACTCACTGTTCCTGATGCCTTTGCAGATGCAAAAGCAGTCGGGGATGGATTAGGCAAAAAGGTAACAGAAAAAGGAATGACTTTGTACTATGATACAGAAAAACAGTGCGCAGCCATTAAATTTGATGAGCAAGGCTAGGTGATCATTATGGGATTATGGACGGAATATAAGAAAAAAACGGCTGTAAAATCCACAGATACTTTTCTTGTGTATGACAACGCAGAAGGCGTAATGCAGGTTGATGGATCAAATGTAAAAAAATCCTTTAGAGATGCTACAGATACCACATTGTCACAAGCAGACACGCCAGCCGATGCAAAAGCAGTTGGAGATAGATTCGCAAAGGTTGAAAAGAAGAATACAGAGCAGGACGCAGCGCTAAAAACAAAGGCTGGTGGTACCGGCATAGAATTTTTCTTCGACTCAGCCAAAGGGTGCTTGGCTGCAAGGATAAAAGTAGAGGAGGAAGGTGTATGGCTGACAAAATAATATATCTTGCAAAATGGGAAGATGTGGAAAAATTAAAGGCTGCATCAAAAACTCAAGAAACTAATATAGCGGATTTAACAAAGGAACTTGCAAAGAAAGCAAATGGTCAAGGGATCACTCTGAGCATAAATGAAAGTGGCGGACTGAGGGTGACGTATGACGACGGAAAGTGAGGATAAAAAGATGGCACAGGTAGCAGTAGATGTGGCAATGGAGTCAACATCGCAGGAAATTTTGGAACTACTAAAAGTAGTTAAAACAATGGTAACTGATGTCTCAAAATTTGATTGGAAGAATTTCTGGGAGCAAACAGCAACAGATGAGGTATTTTCCACAAAGTTTTATTATTATGACACAAGCACCAGTCCTAGCGGTGAAAAAATGAATGCATCAGTTGGATTAACAGCCGTACCTTCAACGGAAACTGTAAAGGGGCAGGATGATTTTGCAAATCATAGTGCTTTTCAGACAATTGATTGTAATTTTGTAATTGACGAGCAGGAGAATAAGACCCCAGTAGCGATTAAAGGCGGTAACGGATATTCTGACATTGGAAAAGTAGATGTTGGAGTTATGGTTCCTTTAACTTATTGGGGCATTCAGAAATTTGACACATATTACATTGTGCATTTTGCAACGAAGCCACATCCTGAATTGGAGTGCACAACAGTTACACCATGGTGCAATAAAGAACTCGGTTATGGTATTTTGACAAAATACTATGCAGGACAAATTGACGGGATTTTATATTCATCATCTGGAAATGCAATTTATAACTTTGTTTCAGCCCAGTCTGGAAATACCGAGCTTCAAAAGAAAGGAACTGGATATCACGGCTCTGGATCAGAGCGAACAGCATACTTGCTGTGTATGCTATGGACAAAGTACGCAACCAAAAACAGTCAAAAAGTATTCAAGGGCTGTACAGAATATAACTTACAGTACAAGGTTACTCAGGCAGATGAGAATGCCAACTATGTAACCTTAACTACAACGCAGGCTAACAACTTTTATGTGGGCGGTACAGTATCAATCGGAGATGCAACGGGACATACCGATAAAATGGATAGAGGACAGGCATACATGAGGAATATTGCTGATAAGGTTAGAGTCACAGCGATAGTAGCAGTTGATGGAACCTCCAACAGCAGAGTATATGTTGATAAGAGTGGAATGACAATTACAGAGGATACATATATATCAAGTATGCCATTACACTCTGGAACCACTGACAATGTACTTGGAGTCGACGGATATGTCAAGAATGACGGTAAGCACGCATTCAAGCTTGGCGGCATTGAAGATATGGTGGGTACATACTATATCTCCATGAATGAGCTATGGAACAAGACAACGGCGAGTACAGCTGAATATTATATCCGTGGCAAGAGTGTGTGGTCATCAACTGCATCAGATTGGGAAAAGGTGGTTACAGCTGATTTCACCACGTCAGAGGATTGTTGGATAGGTGACATTGATATGGATCTCAAGAGCGGTGTGACGTGGCTAAAAACAAAAGGCTCTGGCGATTCTGTAGGAACTGGCGACAGACAATATACTGGTAGTACAGGAACAGGTTGGCGAGAAGCATTGCGGAACGGTAATCTCTGGCGCTGGTCGGGCGCCGGGCTTTCCTGCGTGTCTTTCGGGGACGGCGTGGCTGGCGCGTTCTGGGGCTACGCGCTTTGCGTTTAATTCCGAACCTTTCGGGGGTGAATTTTGCGTAGCAAAAGAGGGGATCGCCCCTCTTAACAGAAACAGAAATAGCAATAAAAAAATATAGGACTTGTCACACTGGCGGCGCGGTAATCTCAGGAACAGGTCGAACGCCGGGCTTTCCTACGTGAATCTCAGGAACGACGTGACTAACGCGAACTGGAACTACGCGCTTTGCGATTATAGATTTGACGAAATAAAAATAGTACGTTGGTACTTTGTGTGGCATTTCGCGGATGCAATTCCGTTGTTGCGTAAGCAACACTTAAATAGGCATCAGAAAGGGAACTGGGGTGTCGACGGACATTCTGGTAGCCCATGTGTAAGACATGGGCTGGGGCTAGTAGAAATCCGAACGTCCCTCGGAATTTAAACGAATAAAATTACGAAAGAAAAATAGATTTGAAGCGATGTTGTAAAAGAGTAGATATAACAGACAGGAAACTCATTGATAGAGCCGTTAGAGACTGTCTTCATGGGAAAATGACCAGAGGCGATACAATCCGAATGTTTTCGGAATATGCCAAGGTTTCGCCAGAAGCCATTCGACAAATATGTGAGAAAGCGCCTCAATTAATGGGCGGCTTGATCAATACCGTTGTTGATGGCATACAACAAGAAATCATCAACAAAGCATATGTTGTCAAGCCGATCAGGTATCGACAACAGATTGATAAGTGCAACGGAAAAGTCAGGACGATAGGCATACAAGATATTAAACAACAGCTATATGATTATATTGCTGTATATGCCATGGATGAGCTATTTCGTAAAAAACTTTGCTTTTATCAGTGTGGAGCCTTAAAGAATAAAGGCAACGAATTTGGCGCAGCTGCAATAAAGAAGTGGATTGATAATTTAAACATGCGTTGGGCATGGCAGTCAGATGTGCGTCACTATTATGAGACAATTTCGAAGCGTAAGCTCAAACGTCTATTAAAAAGAGATATTGACAATCCTAATATATTGCATCTGGTATTCTTTTTGATAGATACTTTTGAGGGCGGACTATCAATAGGTTCTTATCTTAGCCAATATCTTGCAAATTATTACCTAAGCTATGCATACCATTATGCGAGCGAAAAGATAACGAAAGCGAGGAAACACAGAAATGGAACAGTTGAAACAACAAATGCGGTTGCACATGTTCTGTTCCAGATGGATGACATTTTGATTATTGCGAGAAGTTAAAAAGATCTGAAAGCAGCGGTAAGAGAGTTTTGCAAGTATGTCAATGAGTTTTTAGGACTTGAGATCAAGGACACAGCGAAATTTATTGACTTGAGTACAGAGTATATAGATATTTTGGGCAGAAAGATATCAAGGAAGAGCTTGACTGTTCGCTCATCAAACTTCATACGTTTTAGAAGAACAGCCAAGAAAGTAAGAATTAAAGTATGTAGAAAAGAAAGCATACCGTTATCTTTGGCAAGAAGCTATATCGGAAGGTATGGAGCTATTAAGCATTCTGATACAAAACGTTTCCAAAAGAAGTATCACGTTTTAGAAGATTTAAAACGATGCAAAGAAATTGTATCTACCCATGAGAGGAGAATAAACAATTATGGAAAAAATGAGATTTACACTGCCGCAGTTAAGTGCAGCATTCTATCCGCTTGAAAAAGGAATGGATGTAGTCATTTGTACAGATGAGCAGAAGATTACGATTGATGGTCCAGAAAACGGCAGTGAGACGATGTATGAGTATGATGGCAATATATTCAGGACATTTAAGTTGACACAAGAGGAGATCATTCAAGCCCCAGAGCAATATCTTGATTACGAAGGCGATACAGAGCCAAGCGAAGAAATGACAAGATATGCAACAGAAATGATAGATGCATACACCTTACAACTGATCGAGGAAGGAGTACTGGCATGAGAAGTTTGGTAGAAAGTTTAAAAAGGCTTTACAACAACGGAAAAGGAAAAGTTACAGCAGAAAAGATTAAAGGGATGAAGGTTCTTACAGAAGAAGAAAGAAGATATATCCTCGGAGATTAAAAATAAAGTAAATATTTAGCACGGTACATTCTGTGCTAGAGAAAGGAAACCGTCATGTATCAGGTATCAGAAGCATTAGATAAAGTTATATCAGGCAGCGGAAGAACGTTCTACGCAAGGCTAAACGGAATATCAGATGGAATCCAAGAGATAGTGCAAACAAATTTCTCAACTCCTGATAGCTATTTTTATGTGGGTGGAGCTATAGCTTCCAAAATAGAAGTATCTATGTTTACAAAATCACAAGAATTTGTAAAAGGTACGGAAGTAAAATTGGAAATTGGAGCAACAGCTGATAGCACTATAGAATGGATACCAATGGGGTATTTTACAATAAAAGAGCAAAAAAAAGACCGAAATCTGCTTACTTTTACAGCATATGACAGGTTGGAGTCAAAGTTAGCTAAAGCGTATAAAAGTAAAATTGTGAAGTATCCAGTAGAAAGCAAAGAATTTTTGACTGATATAAGTGAACAGACAGGTGTTGAGTTTAACACAAGCAAATTATCTGATAGCCTGATGATAGATAAAATATTGACGGTTAACGACCAGTCGGGAGAGAAAACATACAAAGAGCCGTTTGATGGTTTCACAATGCAGCAAGTGGTTGGATACATCGCACAACTTCATGGTACATTTGCTATATGCGACAGAAACGGAAAAGTAACATTTAGATGGTATGAAGCGTTAACAACTGACCATCCAGGAAAAATAGGTGATACAGCAGGCAGCTATTTAAAAGACCAGAACCTATCGTTCATTTATAATACAATCGAATTTTTAAAAGAATCACACACATATCTAATTAAGACCAATAGATATTTTGATGATTTGTTACAGTCAGAAACGATGTGCCAAATCTCAGGCATCAGCTGTGATACAGAGAACAATCATTATGAATCAGGAACAAATATAAATACAAATTTAAGCAATCCAGTAATGACACAGGAACGGCTCAATAAAATCCTTGAAAAAATAAAGGATATGAGCTATTATCCAGTGTCATTTTCGTTTATGGGTGACCCAAGGCTTGACGTAGGTGATGTTGTTACAATAGTTGATGCCAAAAATAATCTTATAGATGTTCCAGTGATGCAGCACACCATTACATTTGATGGTGGTTTGCTGTCAGAAGTGGCATCTTATGGTTTTGAAGAAAAAGAGGTGAAAAGTCCATCTGAAATAGCGTTGCAACGAGTTAAAGATGATATTCTTAGCCTTCAAGAAATTACGGCAAAAAAAGCCACATTCAATCAATTAAACGCTGTAGATGCAAAGATCACCAACTTGCAGGCAAGCTCAATCACGGTAAATGATGCAAATATATTATTTGCCAGACTTGATAAAGCAAATATTCAGCAGGGTTGGATAACAAGTGTAATGATCGGTGATGCGCAAATTACCGATGCAAAAATTCAGGATATGTCTGCTGATAAACTAACAGCAGGCATTCTCGATGCAGAAAAGGTAACCTTGATAAATCTTGATGCTGGCAGCATAACAACCGGAACCATAACCGGACTTGATGCGATCTTTAACCGGTCTTTTACTGTTAATAGCCCATATTCTGACACTCAAAGCTTTATAATTGAAGCAAATCAAAACAACATCATAATTGGAACAAGAATCAAAGATGTATTATACAGCACAGACGATAACAGCATCATTTTTTCACCTACGGGAGTAACACTACAAGGCGGAAATGGTGCGGTAATAATAACTGCGAAGCATGATGTAACAATAGGATCAGATGGTGGATCAATTTACTTGAATGCTAACGGAACCACGTATAACGATATTCCAATATACGCTAGAAATGACTTATATACTTTTAAAATCCTTCATGAAGGAAACACAACTTTGAAATCAGAATTTAGCAGCGGCGTTGAAATCGGAAGTATCAGTTTGGGAACGCTATCAATGACTTTAAAGGTCCCATTAGCATCAACAACACAATCCGGTCTGATTACAGCATCAGAAAAATCTAAGCTAAACACCGACTACTTGCCATTAACAGGAGGTACACTCGAAAGCAGCAACGTAAACGTACTGGGTCTGAATTGCACGTCGGGTATGATGAGTACGTTAAGATTTTACGGTAGCGGAAAGCGACTCGGAAGTGTAGGCTTTAATGCTCAAAATTCAAGCTTATATCGCTGGAATACATCAGGCACTGCGTACAGAATACTTGATGAGAATGATTTACCTTTAATGGCAGATAGCGGATGGGTAAACATAACATTAGGTAGCGGAATCACTGCTGTAAGCTATATTGGAGCACGTGTCAGAAAGATAGGAAACATAGTCAATGTCGTTATGGGAGTTACAGGAGCTACAGCAGCATTTCAAACGCTCGGAACTCTCACTCAAGGCTACAGACCATCGAAAGAAATTAACTTAGCAGCTAGATATTATAATTCTCCGACTACTGCAATTGCAATTGGAACAGACGGAGCAATTAAGCTTCTTCAGACTGCATCTGGTGGAAGTTCATATAATGCAAGTGGAGCAATTTCATTTTCAATCACATATTTTATTTAAGCTTAAAGGGTGTATCAGTGATGATGCACCCTATTTTTACTGCTTAAAATTTAAGTAAGAATCCTTTCTCTCACAAACAGATTGCTTTGCTTGCTGTATTGATTCTTTTAAATGCTTTAAGTCAGGCTCTATAAAAGCATCTTTTACCTCACCGCGTGCCTGCCGAATTAAAAAATTGTCGAGATATGCTTGAGCTGACGTTATACGGTCAGCAAGCGGCAATTTGTTTAATGCCGTAAGCATATCAAGTTGTGCGTGCCAATCAGACCCAGTATCACAAAAGACATTGTAATACAGACGTTTCAGATACGCAGCATCTTCGTGCTTTAGGTATTCCTGCAGAGCAGACAGTGTCTCGTTGTCTTTTTTAGGATGATAAATGCGTTCATATTTATCCGGATCATAGATAGCCATAAGACATTTTTCTACATCGGCACCACATCTATCAAACCACTCTAGCAACGCTGGGAAGTCTGGCGCACCAAGACCGTTCTCCCAGTTTTTTATTGTTCCTACGCTCTTTCCAAGTGCTTTTGCCAAATCCATTTGTGACAATCCTGCATTTTTACGCATATAAATTATAACTTTTATAAGTCGTTCAGTATCAGCTACTCGATTTCTCATGTCAAAAATCACCCTTCATATTCGTTCAAAATGTCATTTTTACAATAAATTGTACTTTGGCAAAAATAAAAAGTATAATTTATTGGCTACATCAAACAAAAGGTAAAGTCAAAGTTTTCTGGCACTTAAAAGTTTGGAAAATAGCCAAAAAACTTTGACTGAAAAAAATGTGAACAAAGTCAATACAATTGTAGTCACCAGTGCTATTATCTATACCATAGCAGAAAAAAGAAAGGAGGCTACTAATGATGACAGTTTACAACTGCAAAGCAACAGAGTCAATGGTTAATTTTGCCATTATTCATGGCAAATTACTAGACAATTTTACAACATTAGACTGCTTGGAGAGTGATTTTTGTTCAAACACCATCGAGACAAGCCGCCTGAGTGGAGTAAAGGATGAAATACCAATCGCTGTTGCAAAGGATAGAATCGGAGCTTTAAAGCGTCAGGATGAAGTGACAGTGATTGGAGAATGGCGAAGCAAGAATTATTACACCAGTGACGGCAAGAGACATGTACAGCAGTACTTTCTGGTCCGTGAAATCAAAGTAGAAAGTGGGGAACATCGAAATCAAATCGCATTGACCGGGTATTTATGCAGCAAGCCGATATATCGCACAACACCATTAAAAAAGGAGTTATGTGAGCTTATAGTTGCTGTAAATCGTCCATATGGCAAGAGCGATTATTTACATTGTATTGCTTGGAACCAACTCGCTCGAAAGGCATCAAATTTAAAGGTCGGAGACAAAATTAGACTGTCTGGAAGAATCCAGAGCAGAACTTACATCAAAAGAGAACATGAAACAGAAATGGTTAAAGTTGCATACGAGATTTCTGTGGATACATTTGCAAAGGAAAGGTGATTATATGTGTGATGTGGTTAGACGTTTTTTAGATAGTATCGTGGAATTAAAAGGCAATGAATATGTAAAAAGAGCAATTGCATATATATCCACGTTTATTCCGGAAGAAAAACGTAACGAAATGGAATTGCTTGATTTTTTATATCAGTTAACAGATAGAGACGACGTAAAGAAATATCGCTGTGAGCTGATCGCACAGGCAATGACGAGAGAATAGAAGAAAGAGAGGGCAATGAATGGCAGAAAGCAGAAGCGAAAAGGATATTGATGCGGATGTTGAAGAAGCAATGAAGAAGTACTACAAGAAAAAAATCAGAGAGATCTTGAGGAATGAGGAAAGACTAAGCACAATTAGAATTGTTTATTATATCTTGACAAAATAAAAAGAGGGCATCCAGTAATGGGTGTCCTCTTAATGTTTTACTGGGCTGAAACAATTTTATCATTCTGCTCTAAGATATCAGACGCATCTTTCCATGCATAGTTAATCTGGATCGTGCTTGGAGCGGCAGCATCCTTGCCATAATCGCAAGAGTGGATTGATAAGATGCAGGTCTTTGTTTCCCAAATAGTAAAATGACCATCATAGAGATTAAATATAAATGAGCCGCCCTTAGTTGAGAAAGAATCTTCGTCATAATCCTGTGAAGGTTCACCATAAGTAGCTGTTAATTGCTCTTTTAAATCATTTGCCATTGGGCTAACATCATTTGTATTAAATTCATATGTAACACCGTACAGCATAGCATTTGCTACATTATAATCAATTACACCATCTGCTGAAGGGCAAACAAAATACGCATATACAGAAGATGTTGTATATCCAAAGGCTGGCTGCTGATAGTTTGAAGCGAAAGCACTTGCCATAAAACCAGTCGAATCATAGTCAACACCAGTAATTCCACCATAGATAATATCATCAACTGAATAGACAGGAAGCGTCTGATCTATAGATGCTTGGAGGTTAAGTTCTGGTGTTAAGCTCTGCACACTCGCAAAATTTGTTCCCCACGGAATATCCTTGAACAGGATATCACCGTCTGGGAGTTCTGCCTCGGTTTCTGCTTCAGAACTCTCTTCCTCATCACCCTCAAGCAATTCATTATATAGTTTAAGAAGATCGTTGTAGTCTTTGAGCAATTCATTATACTTTGCTTCATAATCAATAGAAGTTTCTGTCTCCACTTCGCTTTCTGCAAATACTGGCGCTGCTTGTAATGCCATACAACTACACAGTACAGCTACAAATTTCTTTTTCATGTCCTTTTCTTCCTTTCTTTTTGTGCTTGTGTTGCACTATGTAAATAGTATAAACAGGTTTTCACAAAATAGCAACCAGAAATTCACCTTGCATACAAAACAAATGGGTATCCGCATTACGGATACCCACTGTCTGGTTAATTAGTTTTGCTTGTTGTTGGCGTCTGGTGGAAAGATAATATCTTTTCCTGCAAGAAGAGTATCAAGTACTTGTTCCAATTTTTCCCAGTACGAATCCTTCATTTGCGCAAGATAAAGGATTAAACGCTTTTTAAAATTTTCATCGCCTGTTATTGCAAGCGTGCCAAGAAATGATTCAATCTCTTCTGATGGTGTAATGTTTTTAAACATATCGCCTTCTCCAGTAAGGAGCCAAGTTTCATTGACAGCATATTCCTTGCAAATGTTTGTGATAACAGGATTTGAAGGAACAATTCTTCCACTTTCATATTGAGCTATCGTATTACGCGCAACACCAATTTTAGAACCAAATTCCTCTTGCGTCATTCCAAGCTCCTGTCTTAATAATTTAAATCTTGTTTTCATTGTATTTTTCACCTCCTTTCACTTTGCATTGTACCACATAACAATAAAGAAGTCAAATAAAAAAGTCTGTAAAACAACAAAAAATATAATAAAAACAACAAAAAAGGTCTTGACAATGTAAAGCTAAAGACGTATACTGTTCTCAGAAACAACAAACAAGCACATTGAAAACTAAACAGAAAGGAGTCAAAACATGGAACTCTTGAGAATTAACTACGAGTCAGAGCAGCCTACTGTGTCGGCAAGAGAACTGCATGAGGGGCTTGAGATCAAGACAGCTTTTAAAGACTGGTTTCCACGGATGGCAGCATATGGATTTGAGGAAAATCAAGACTTTATATTGGTAGCTCAAAAAAGAGCAACCAATAATCCAAAGAATCCAACAACAACTTGCAACGATTATCAAATCTCCATCGACATGGCAAAGCAGATTTGCATGATTCAGCGTACCGACAAGGGCAAGCAGTACCGCCAGTACTTCATTGATCTCGAAAAGGCATGGAATACACCAGAACAGGTGATGGCACGAGCCTTAAAGATTGCCAATAACGAGATTGATAAGCTCAAGGCAGATAACAAGGTACTGATTGCAGACACAGAGCGCATGAAGCCAAAGGAAATCTTTGCAGATGCAGTGGAGTCTAGCAGGACCTCAATTCTGATCGGAGATATGGCAAAACTGATTTGCCAGAATGGTCATGAGATCGGGCAAAACAGACTCTTTGAGTGGATGCGTCAAAATGACTACCTGATTAAAAGTGGCGGCAGTAAAAACATGCCGACACAGAAGGCGATGGAACAGAAACTCTTTGAAGTTAAGGAACGTACCGTTGTGAATCCAGACGGAAGCGTCAGAATCACAAGAACAACACTTGTAACTGGCAAAGGGCAAATCCATTTTATCAACAAGTTCGCCAGGATGAAGGCAGAAATGATAGCAGAAATTACATAAGAGAGGAACAAACAATGTTTGACATTAACAAGTTTGTAGTACTTAAAGATTGCATGTACTACGAGGGAATGCACAAGTATTACATATTCCAGTTTGATAGTGCATACACACTACTTGCTGACACAAACAGAGCAATCTTGTACAGAGCAGAAAGCTTTGCAGACATGATTAGTTACATTGAAAGATTGGAAACATGCAGGAAGGAGGTGCAGGCGTGATGACAGATAAAAAGGTAAGAGAAAAGTCTAAGACGACGACGTATCGTTTTTTGACAGAGCAGAAAAAGCGCACTTTGAAGAAGTTGAGCGAAGTGACAAATAGCTGCTCTAGTATCCAGAACAACTATTTGCTCGGCTGGATAGAGAACACAGTCACAACATCGTAAGAAAAAAAGAAATGTTGCAAATATAAATTAAGAGAGGTGATAAAAGATGTTCTGGATGACTAAAAAGATGCCAGATAAGACCGCAGGCTATCTGCTGTGCACAATCAGATGGGGCGAGACTAGACTCACCCACGAGTATTATTGGGGTCCAGACCCAAAGGGCAGATTTAGATGGTGGGTTTCGAGAGAAGCCTGCCAGGCAAATTTGCCAGACGGCGGATTTGAAGATTCTGGCTATGAAATCGTGGCTTGGGCTAGAATGCCTGAGCCATATAGAAAGGAAATGTATGAATCTAAGAGAAATATTGCCGCATTTGAGCGGAGAAATGAGCGAAGACACGGAGCTGCTGAAAGAAACAGCAAAGCAGGGCGACACTGCTGTGCTGAATGTAAAAACGCCAGACGGAACGCTGGTAACGGTTAACGCGACAATTAAAGCGAAGTACCCACATGTGGTACATATGCAGTATCAAACCGCAAATGGATATACCGTAAACACATCTTTGCTTGGAAGAAGCTGTTAATGATAATGCTCAATCCAAACAACATTGAAGACAACGAAGAAGGAGAGTGATCAACAATTTTTATTTACCATGGGGAAAGCAAAAAACAATTGCTTGAAACAGCAACACGGCTGCTTCCATGTTTAACAGAAGAACAGCTTGCCTACATTATTGGAATGGAGCAGGCAGAGGAATATAAAGAAAAGGAAGGAGCGAAAGAAAATGATAAATCTGTACTTTGATGCAGAGTTTACAGGGTTGCATAAAGATACAACTCTAATAAGTATTGGAATTGTATCTGCAAGTGGCGAATCCTTTTACGCAGAATTTAATGATTTTGCTGACTATCAGGTTTCACCCTGGATCAAGGAGAACGTACTAGCAAATACAGTGGTAAAGGGTGAGAACAAAGAGCTTGCAGAGTTGCTAGACAAGGAAAACACTGTATTTGTGGTTGGTAGCAAATATGAGGTACGAGAATCACTTCTTGGATGGCTTGAACATTTTGAGAGCGATATTCAATTTGTGTCAGATGTATCTCATTACGATTTTGTTTTACTGGTTGATCTTCTGGCAAGTTCCGCATTGGAGCTTCCTAATTACATATCAGCAAGTTGCCACGACATCAATCAGGACATTGCAAGGGTGCTAAGAATTTCTGAAAAGGAAGCTTTTGATTTATCACGCGAACAACTCTTAACAAAGTTGGGAAAGCCGCTTCCTAAAGGAGTAAAACACAATGCGTTGTATGATGCCAAGATCATTCAGGCGATTTATCGCCAGTTACAGTAAGCATATGAAGTTAACAGAGGAGCAGCGGTTAGAGCTGATTGGACATATCTATAGAAGAGTGGATGCAATAATGCCAAAGTCTGAAAGAACGGCAACAGAAATTAAAAGAGCTAGGCAGAAAGCCATGAAGGGGTTGATCCAGAGCTTTTCGGATGAATTTGGTGTGAGAGCAGAACGCTTATGGAAACAAAATGAAACATTGAAATTTAGAGGATACAGCTTATATGACTTGCACGAGTTTATAGATTGCTACAATCCACCAGAGAAGAAAAGAAAGGAGAGAGCAAATGGTTGTAGTGAACAGCGGAGAAAGTTACCTCGGCGCAGAAATCCGCGAATGGTGCAGCCGTTCAAAAGAGCAGGATGCAGCAGTAGTAAATGCAAAATACTACAGCGGTTTCAGAGAGCCGAATGATGGGGCATTCTACTTTGTCGAGAAAGATGGAGAAAACATTTCAAAATATAGAGTTGTGCGCGATTTAGTTAAGTCACCACGACTATAAGAAGGGAGACGGATGAGTAAAGAACTTGAAGCTGCAAGAGCATTAGTAAAAATGCTTGAAGAAAGAGAGCGGAGTAACAAGGTTAAACTGGAAAGCTTAAAAGCTGGAAAAACATTTTGTATTGGAGAGAATGATTATATTGTCCTCGAACAGCACGAAAGAAAAACCAAGGTTATCTCGAAGAATTTTATAGCAGAAGGCAGAGAATTTGCAGATGATACAGTGGATTACAAAATATCTGGACTTAGAAAATACATCGAAGCTGAAATTCAGCCAACTATTGAAAATGAAGTCGGAGCAGAGAATCTTGTGGAACATAGAGTTAGCCTTGAGACAGTAGATGGCCAGAATGACTACGGAGAGCTGACCTGCAAGGTTCGCCCAATCACTTTTGACGAGGCCAGAAAGTATAACAACTTGATTGTTAATAATGATTTGGATGATTGGTGGTGGACTTGTACAGCATGGACTAGTCCAAACCGTGAATACAATCGTTCAATCGCCGTTGTTCTTCCGTCCGGCCTCATCAACATCTACTATTGCAGCCGCTGCAACGGTGTTCGCCCAGTTTGCATCTTAAAATCTAACATCTTTGTATCAAAGAAAGGAGAGTAGATGGCTGAATTAACATTAGAAGAACTGCAAAAGCAGTTCAATGATCTAAAGAAAAGAGTAAGCATCTTAGAAAGTAATTCAAAAAGAAAAATTGATGTTGAGCCTAAAGCAGGCAATCAGTTCGAACTTGCAGGGCTAAAATGGAAAATCATTGATGTTCTTGATTTGGGTTGCATGTGCCTTGCAGAAAAATCAGAGTTGATGAGATTTGATCCAGACATAAATGACTGGAGAATCAGTGAACTACGTCAGCATCTGAATAGTGATCTCCTTGAAAAAATAGAAAATGAAATTGGAGAGGAGAATGTTATTAAATTTGAGAGGGATTTACTGTCTGTTGATGGACAGAATCAATACAGAGCATGTAAAGACAAGGTTTCGCTGCTTACTCTTGACGAATACAGAAAATATAGAAGTCTAATTCCAAATGAAGAGTGTTGCTGGTGGTTACTTACTCCATGGAGTACTTCGCACAGCGGATATTATACATTGACTACCGTTGTTCTTCCGTCCGGCGTCTTCGACAACAACGGTTGCAACGACGGCCTCGGTGTTCGCCCAGTTTGCATCTTTTCCCCTTCAATCTTTGAATCTAAGGAGAAGTAATTAAGTGGCAGAAGAACTCAGAGTTATTCTTAAAGCAAAAGAGCTGGCAAAGCATACTTTAATAATAACTTCTAATTGTAACCGTTATCCAAAAAAATATAGGTTCTCACTCGTAGATAAAATGCAAAATAAAGCACTTGAGATTTATGAGCATTTATATGAAGCGAACCGAACAGATTTGAGACTTTATCCTAAAGAGCGATCAGAACTCCAGACAAAAGCAATAACGAAATGTGATGAGTTATTGTTCTATATTGAATTGTCAATGGAGTTGAACATCATCAACAATAAAAGTACAGAATATTGGTCGAAGATGGTTTCAGATATAAAGCATATGGCAATTGCCTGGAGGACTAAAGACAAAGAAAGATAATAAAATTAGGTTATTTGCTGTTAAGACCGTTGTTCTTCCGTCCGGCAACATCAACAACAACAATTGCAACAACAGCAACGGTGTTCGCCCATTCTGTGTCAAACAGGCCGTCAGAGTAGGCATTAAGCCGAAATCAGCAAAAGATACAAAAAAGCAAATGACCTTTCCGAAGAGGATAAATACAAAGGAATTTTTACTATGGATAAAGATCTTATATGCGATTTTCAAAATTTATACAAAGCATACCAAAAAACGAAATCTGGTAAGAAATTTAATGGAAGTTGTGCGAGATTTCAAACAATGAGTCTTGAAGGGCTTCACATATTGAAAGAACAGCTTGAGAATCAGACGTACAGTATGAACCCGTATAACAAATTCAAAATATATGAGCCGAAAGAGCGAGAAATCAAGTCCTGCGCTTTTAAGGACAAAGTAGTTCAGAATTGTCTGTGTTATACCGTTCTTAGACCAAGACTACAGTCTCAATTTATTCGAACCAATTATGCAGGCCAGATAGATAAAGGTACTCATTTTGGAATGGATTGCCTGAAAGAACAGATGCTAAGCTTTTACGAAGAACATGGAACAAATGGATGGATTTTAAAGTGCGATATACGAAAATTCTTTTACACCATAGAACATGATTCGGTGAAGGATATAGTAGATTATTATTTCTACGACGAATATACAGTATGGTTAAATCATTTGTTCATTGATAGTGTTGAAAGCCCAGGTCTTCCACTCGGAAATCCTGTTGCACTAATGTATGCGCTTCTTATGCTTGATGGACTTGACCATTTTGTAACTGGTGAGCTTGGAATAGATAAATATGGGCGCTATTCAGATGACTTTTATTTGATATGTTCAAGCAGAAGTTACGCAAAGTGGTGCAAAGAAGCTGTAGAAGCTTTTGTTAGCACCCTTGACCTATCGTTAAATGGGAAGACACAAATAGTTCCATTCAGTAAGGGGATTTCGTTTTTGGGATTCCATCATTACGTAACAGAAGATGGAAAGTACATCAGGAAAATAAAAGGCGAAAATAAGCGGAAAATAAAGAAGAAATTGAACAACTGGGCAAAAGCTGTGAAGGCAGGAGAGATGATGTCCACAGAGTTTTATACAAATTATAACGCGTGGAAAAATCATGCACTTCACGGGAATTGCAAGAAATTATGCCATTCTATGGACCTTTACGTAGAAGAATTGTTGAAAGGAGTGAGCAAATGAATTATGTAAAAGCTCGATATGAGGGCAGTAAGCGCAGCTATTGCTTCGCGACAGAGGAAGATTTAAAGCCTGGAGACGAAGCAGTAACTCCAAACGGCACAAAAGTCACAGTAGTAGATGAACCAGTAGACCTTTCATGGGTAGAGACTTACGGAAGAAACAATATCAAGGTGATCAAAAGAGCACCAGAGATCAACGAAGCAGAGTGTAAGAACTGCACATCGTGCTGCAACAATAAGACAAAAGCAAAATAAGGAGGATAATATGAGCACTAGATTTACAATTAAGGCCGGATTAGCTTTTAATGCCGTTCTTGTCGAGGACGAAAAGACAGGTGAGATGGGCGTGGGAGTTTATAAAAATAGTGTTGACGATATCAGTTTTTTGTCAGCATTAAGTAAAGCGTCAGATGAGCTACTGAAAAAATTGGAAAAAAGAAAACAAGATGAAGATCTGGAAACTGTGCACGAGCAGGGAAAGGAACCAGAAGAGAAAAAGGAAGAGCAGCCGACATACTACAGTGGAGCTGTTGAGGTTGCAAAAGGTGATAACGTGCTTTTCCCAACAGGGTTAAAGTTTAAAGTGACGCAAGGCAAAATAGAATATATTACAGGTAATTTAATGAACGACATTTCTGCATACCTTATATTTTGCAATAACACATTCAAATCATTTGATGATTTGAGCAAGTTTTTTGACAAGATGCACATTGAGATTAAGGAGGGCGAGGAATAATGGCAGCGGCTAAAGCAGAAGCATTAAGTGCGGGAAATCAGCAGGCCAGTTTAATTGTAAATAATGGTCTTATTGATGGGCTTGTACGCCAATTAAAAGAGAAAGAGAACTTTGGCTTGACATTTCCAAAAGACTACAACGTAGCAAATGCATTAACTGGAGCGTATCTGATATTAAAAGAGACAGTTGATAAAGATAAACGTCCGGTTCTTGAAAGCTGCTCACAGGCTAGTATTGTAAATTCACTTATGGAAATGGCCACATTGGCGCTCAATGTTAACAAAAAGCAGGGATATTTTATCGCCTACGGTGGAAAGTGCCAATTCCAGAAATCTTACTTCGGAAATATTACGTTGGCAAAACGTAACGGCTTAAAGAAGATCAGCGCAGAGATCATCTATGAGGGCGATACATTTAAGTATCACATTGTTAATGGTGAGAAAGTTATTGATGAGCATACGCAGGACTTCATGAACATTGACAATGACAAAATCAAAGGCGCTTATGCTGTTGCAAAAATGATGGATGGAAGCCAGATTGTGGAGATTATGAACATTAACCAGTTGAAGAAAGCATGGAATCAGCGAATGGGTGGATTGAAAGAGGATGCTGCCAGTACACACACAAAATTCAAAGATCAGATGTCAAAGAAAACTGTAATCAACCGTTTGTGCAAAATGATCGCAAATACGAGTACAGATGGTAATATTTCCGAGATATCTGACAGACTTGATCAGTTCGAGGACATTTCTCCAATTGAAATTGAGCAGGAAAATGTTGCATACGAAATTAAAAATGAAGCAAATTCAGAAACATTTGTTGAGCCTGCAACTGGAAATCGAGAGTTAAAAGCTGATGCAGACGGTCAGCAGGAACTCCCGGCATTTATGCAGTAGGGAGATAGCCTATGAATGAAATCAAATGGAGAATAGAAGGAATTTTCAAAGCCAATGCCGCAAAGTGTCTGGATGAAATCGGAAGAGACACAGAGATAACGCCAGAACAAGTACTCGAGAAAGCGAGAGACGAACAATCAGAGCTTCATAAGTGCTTTGAATGGAACGATAGCATAGCAGCGGAGAAATATCGCTTGCAGCAGGCAAGACAGCTTATTCAGTTCTTGGTGGTTGTACCAAAGCAGGACAACAAACCGCCTATTAGGCACTTCCAGATCACAAGCCAGAGAAATGTGTATATGCCGACAACGCATTTTGCAACACAACCGGACGAGTATCAGAAGTTGCTACAGAGGGCTTACGCAGAACTGAGAAGCTTTCAAAATCGGTATAAGTCGCTTTCTGAGTTAGAGAGTGTATTTGAAGAAATTGACAAGATAGCAGTCTAAACAGTTTCAATGCTTAATTCGAGTGTTCTATGGATGGTGTAACGGTATGCACCATCTGAGAAAAGAAATGGCTCATATGTCAAAAACATAACAGCACAGGACAGAACATAACACGACACAACATAACAAAACATTACATCATCTGCAGAGCATTCGAGTTAAGCAAATTTTATGAGCTAGCACGAGGCAGCAAGTAAGCCTCAATTATATAACAAAAAGTGATAGGACAGGACAGAACATAATAATACACAACACCACAAAACAGATTATTTGTTGCTTTATGCTAGCCCATAAGTCAGGGCAGAACAGAATATAACAAGACAAAACAAAACAGTACAAGAGAGAACAGTACATAACACGACGCAAAAGGTATCCATTCTGTATGTGGCATAAGTCACAAAGCATAGAATACCACATAATAGCAGATCACAGCACCTAACATAACAGTACAGCGTATAACACAACACAACAAAGCACC